GATTCTGCTCCAGACCACTTATACCAGTATGATAGAAGATAGCAGGTATATCTCGTTTGATTATCTCTGAAACGGGTAACCAACCTTCAAGAGTATACAACTTATGTTTTGGAGTACATTTAATAACCCTACCTTGTTCATTGTGAACTTCCCAAGTTTTCAGTACACCCTTATTTACAGAACCAAGTACTCTCTGCCACTTTCCAGTATGTGATAATACTCTCAGCCCAAGATGTGATATATCCATCTTACCAAAAGTTTTGGGACAAATAGAATCTACTCTGAATGGCCCATCTTTACCTATAATTTGAGTATCACCAGTAATACATGAGTTTACTATAGCAGCACCACCAGTTGACAGAGTAGGGAAGGCTGATGCCCAGATAGTTGAAGCCCATCTAACAATAGCTGCCTCATCAATCACTAACAACGACAAAGATTCAGAACGACCAGCCTGGTCAGAGGTTGGTATAGATTCAATAACTGAACCGTTTGCAAACTCTATAGTTGATACAGAACCAAACTCTCCTGCACGACCATTTATAATTGGCTCTTGCAGATATGAAGGAAGGTTCTTGTACATGAACTTAATCTTCTTTAGTACCTTCTTTGCTACGGTGTCCTTGATTGAGATAATGTTTATCTTCTTGTTAGGATGATACATTGCTAACCAAAGACAGTAGAGAGAGATTAGCTCAGTAATACCAGCCTGACGAAACTTTAGGATGATATTGAACCTGTTGAGCATGAATTGGTAAAGAACTGCCTTCTGAAAAGGATATAGAAGGAACTTTACCATACCCAATACAGGGTTAATCACGTAGCAGAAAGTAGAGAAGAAGAACGGGTCTTTCATTACCCGAACCAAGGTCTTAAGTTGTTCGGGTGTAAGACTTGCATCTTCAACTAATGTCTTCTTTCTTGCCATGTTAGAAATTGTATGAAATTCTTAGGTATGGGTCGAGACCTAAATTGTCCCGAAGTTTGGGATAATAGTTGATATTCAACCCAGCCTCATAATTAAATTTACTGGTATTGTACTTCAGGCCTAAATCTAAATCATGGAAGTTATGTACTGGTCGTAAGGTATATTGAACTACTGGATTGAATCTTTTAAGGAAAGGTGTTTTCTTATAGGTTAATTTCCCATCCAGGTAGTTATACTGATAACGAGAATAGTTCACTGGATATTCCTTAGTCATAAGCTTACAATCAGTATTGAATGTAGTGATAGATAGTTTATCCTTATTCGAGAGTATTTGCAATAACTTAGAAGCTTTGGGATAATTGGTCAGGAATAACTCATTGTATTCAATTTTGGTTGAATCCTTCTGAATGATAGTAACTACTCTATCAACATATTCAATTCGTTCGATAGGAACAGAATCAATCTGATAGAGAAATACCATTTTAGGTAATTGAATCTTAGGGAATTCAACCTTTGGTACAAAGGATTTATTAACCCAAATGGTATCAGGTTGCTCGATAGAATTTTTAAGGTCATGCCTTAATTCAGAATTTCGGTTCCATAGCCAAAATATGGTTAAGGCCATAATTATAAAGGCTAAGGTTAGGATTACATTTTTCATCTTCTTTTATGTGTTTAGTTTTTCTTTCATATACTCCCCTTAAACACGTGTATAGATAATAATATACTGTTTAAGGTATATTATTATCACGCGCATATACGAGGGGGAGTCATCGTAAAATAGAGGCCTTTTTAAGGCACCTTTTTAACCATAATCCGACCTCATATACAGAACCCTTGGTTAAGGTATTCCTTCCCTTATTTAACCAATAAGTTGGGTTGGCCTTATCAAAATAAATTCGGAAGGTTTTGGGAAAGCCCATAATCACCCTATATTCTTCAAGGCCCATAATCCTTCCGTGGGGATTGAATTGCCTGGATGAAGGTCTTACAGTTAAGGGATAACTTCTCTTTCTGTTACGATATACTCCCGGGAGAGTCTTCATCTTTTGAGTTCTCATAGGCCACTTGTAGTCATTCTTAAACTCAGTTCTCCACAGGTTTCTTACCTGAGCTACTGTCAAAGTAGTTTTGGACTTATCGTCATAGTGATACATGGCTAGCTTTTTGTCATCAGCTTCCCGATAATTTATATTTCTCCTGACCCCTTTCTTCAGTTGACACAGATTCTTGGGTTTGGTAACCTGAAAAGTATGGTCAAATATCTGTGAATTGATTTTCGAGTCTTTTCTCACTCCTATCAATACCAAACGTTTCCTACTTTGTTGGGAATTACCGAATACCGTAACGGAGTGACAGTGAACTATAAGTTTATAATCGGGTAAATTATGCTCCCATTCCCCGATAGGGATAAAATCTAGAAGTTTAGGGAGGTTCTCCAGCATAAATACTGCTGGTTTGAATTTCTTAATACTGGAAAGATATAAATTGAGGGTGACATCTTCCCGTGGTTTACCGAGGGATTTTTTCCTGGAGTATGAGAATACAGAGCTATGTCCACATGATGGAGAACCGAGTATCAGGTCTATTTTTTGAGCTTTTACCTCCTCTAAAGACCTTACAAAGGGTATATCCCCGAAATTGAGCTTCCATTGCTCCTCTTTTTTGGAGTGAAATACTGCTCTTGGCTCTACATTGGCTACAAGATGCTTCTTAAACTCAAATAACAGAGCTCCTTGAGCTCCACAGACACCTAAAACATTCATTGAAAATAAGGTTTATATAGATATACACGAAGGTCTTGCAAAATACTATCCTATATTGCATTAAAATAATAACAAAACTCATGAAAGTTGGTGATTTACTACTGGTAACAGGCCCTGCCTTCTTTGAAAAGACGGCGATTAAGGAGAGGAAAAAGGGAATTTACACCCTTGAGAATGGTATCAGAACTGATAGGACTCTTCATCCTCTCAATTCTAAGTATCAAATCGAGGTTTTTAACGAAGAGAAGTATAAAACTCTGATAGCTCAGAGAACTTTGAACCGTGGTCTGGAGAAATTAGCTACTATCAACAAGAAAGGGATAGAAAATCCCGACATAATAAGGTATGCAGCTGCCAAAATCAGCCGTATTCTCAAAAAAATCGAAGGAAAATGATACGCTTCTTACTTAATTGGGCCATAGTTAACATCATTAGTTACTCTGCATACTGTGGAGGAATGACTTGGAAAGCTCTGAAAGGAGTAAACAAGGAATATGAGGGTAATGAGTCTTGGTCCAAAGGTAAGAAAGAAGCCATAAAAACACTAATCGTCTGTATCACCATCATAATAATCATATCATGTCTGATATCTTAATGAATACTAGCCCAGCTCCGGCCTGGTTAGGTTATACTCTTTTGGTATTCTACACTCTCGGGTTCATATTCTGCCTATTTATCCGGAGCGTAATAGAGGAAACTCCTCTTAAAAAAGCTTCCAATCCAGTTAGGTATGGAGTTTTATTCCTTATTTGGACAGTGAGCCCAGCAGTGATCATAGGGCTATTCACCCTAACTTTCAAAGTGCTTTTCAAAAATGGCAATAAAACGAAATAATACCGAGATAATTCTCCCAAGAGTAAGTGACCAGGAAAAGAGGGATATTCCCGTATGGGATGCTTATATAGAGAATATAATCATAGATGGTGATATTCCCAGTTTAATTTTAGATAGACTCTCTGGAAAGATAAATTCTCTGATAAATGGTCAACCCCAAAAATTCAGTAGCAGGTTAAAGGGTAATATCGAGAATATTATAACCGAAACCGAGGTGAACCTTTATAAGAAATACGGCATAGTGTATTCAAAATTAAGGGTAAAGAGAGAAAGCCACGATTTAGTGATCACTACAAATCGAGATCAATCCTTTGATATTTGGGAACCTTGATAAAGTTATTATAAAATGGCAGTGAAAGTTTATACGCCGGATCAGTTCTATGCAACTGGAGGAATAGTAGAAGAGATGTTCTATGAAGAAGTGGGTAAAGGCACACTAAGAACCCAGAAACAATATGTCAGAAAGAGGGTGGGTTTTGTTCCTTCCTTTGATCAAGTCATCAAAAATTTGAATGATGAATCCTGGAAAGAGTTACATTATACGAGGGCTAATGTCAGAGGGGTAGATTATACTTTGGTATATGACCCTGACAATAAGGATTATCCCTATTTATTTGTAGAAACCAAGTTTTATTTGAAACAGAGGGCCAAAGCCCAGTGATCCGAACAATAATAATTACCACATACAATAAAAGGTAGGAGAATCTCCTACCTTTTATGTTGTCTGATTATATTGCAACTCCCCTGTAATAGTATACGTATTTATCATCACTAACAGGAGTGATTGTAACATCACGAATACTTGTGATCTTATTGTCTATACTCCAGCTCGGGAATATTAAGCCTGATGAGGAACTACCCTCCAATACCGTCAATTTACAATAGGTACCCCAACTGTTATAGAAAGTGACCGTCAACCGGGTTTCAGCAGGGTAATCAAGTAAGAAGTTTCCGGATGTCCAATAACCCCCCTCACCCACTATGGCCTTCCATCTTAACCCGTTTCTTAACCAGTTTTTATTTTCAACAGGTACGTTTTGAGAGTGAAATAATAGCATAACCTTAGTGTTTAAGGGTAAAAGTATTTCTTCTAAGAAATACTTTTATGCGTATATAAAGAACCTTAACTAGAAAGACTATGTTACTATTTCATTCCCAAAACGTGCCTATCGGGCAGAGTTTTATTCAAAACGCCCTTTATGTGAAAACCAAAAACAGCACCCAATACAACAACCTGGGAGTAATCAGTAAAACCGGCTTAAAGGGTGCAGTCAAAATGTATATCCCAAATTATGGGTACGAACAAGAAAACACCACGATAGAATTCAGATTCATGGGCACACCCAATCACGTATATCAATTATACGTAGTTATGGCTACATCGTTCTCGGCCATAACTCCCACCTATACCTCTATTGGCTCAGGAGCAAATCAGGAGAACATAATTCCTTCGGGGATGCTGAATCTCCTAACGGATGCCAAAGGATACGGAGACTTTAGCATAACCCCCCCCCCTGCTAATGCCTATCGGACCTGTAAAATCCAATTGCAATTCATAGATTCAAGTAGTATGTCCACTATCGGGGATTTTTACCTGGGAGATGAATCCAGATGGTTATTATGGCAAGCTAAGGATCCCCAAGTTTCAAATATCGAATGGAGAGGTCCCATCACCTGCTGGGATGATATCATAATGGAGGTGCCTGAAGTATATATCACTACTATGAGTCACAATAGGGGAGAGATATTCAGGATAACCCCTCCGATATACATGAGAGAAAGGGATACCCTTACTAGCAAGGTGACTCAGGTTATGCCCTCCGGTTTGCAGTGGTTGTGGAGGGGATTCAGTGACCCCAATAACTATGCCAATATGTACCCCAATACATCCATACAATTAAACTACACCTCATGGATGACAGCTGATGGATGGGGCCTTGATATATATGCTAAAGATAAGGCAACATCATCCATGTTTTATATCAATATACCGGATGATTCTCATCCCATCGGTAATTTCCACGTCACGTTCTAATACTTAATTATATAAAAGGTGGGATTGATACCCACCTTTCTTTGTGTGAATCCTCTACCGAAATGATTATCCCAGATCTATATCTTTAAAATTCATTCTCAATATGGAAGAAACATTTGATACCTTAGAGGGGTTAATGGAAGACTTGAAGAATTCTATACACAACGGATTAAATGAAGGCAAGATACCCTTTATTAAAATAGGGGTATGGAGATATCAAATAGAGATTAAAAATGGTAAATACATTCTAACAACTTGGTGATATGGTAAGGTTTTTATTTCATATCCTTTTCTTCCTTATGGGATTCACACTCACATTGGGAATAATGGGTGGGGTCCTTTGCTCGTTGCAGAAACATTCTAGTAAATTATTACAAATAATAGGTGAGTTATTCATATTTGGAATAATTTGCATTCTGGTATTATTCCTTACAATAGTTATAATTAAACCCTATGCCTAATCATGGAACAGAAAGAAAAGAATAGGATTATCCTGGAATGGATAACCAAAGCCAAGGAGATTTATATGAATACCATTTTTAATTGTGGAATGTGCAAGTCATTCAAATTGGCTGTATTAAGGGATTCAGAATTAGAGAAGTCTTTGATTTGTATCTTACAGAATATGGGACATGAGTCAAAAATATTTGATAGTAAACTATTGTACAATCCTGAATGGCCTTTTATACTTATCCCTGAATTTAACTTTGAGTTCTTGGGTGGGGATAAAACTACTGAGGCTTATAGGGAATTTCAAAACCATAAGTTGACCCTTCGAGAAATATTTTGGTGGAGTAGGTGGAATAGTGAAGTAAGGGTTAAGGCTTTTGATAGACTTATAGGGATATATAAGGCTAAATCATGAGCCTTATAATAGGAGCCTAAAAATATCCTGGAAAAATTTTATGAAGAGCCTTTGGTAGGGTTCTTTATTTTGTGTAGGGAGAGGGGGGGATGTGGTTATGTGCCCATTCGGTGGGTGCCTTTCAGGAGGAGCTAAGGGTAATGGATAATTCAGGAATCCCTTAATGCGAGGAGCCCAAAAAGTCCTTGCATAAAAAAGGGACCACGGTGTCCCTATCGCAAAATTAAATTTTATTAAAAATAGGGGACAAATTTGTCCCCTATTCGATTTTATTTACTTGCTTTCTTTTTCATTCATTGCAAGTAAGAAATTTTTGATTGTGTCCCTTTTTTCTGTATTTGCATTTGCATCGACGATGCAATTTGCATTTATATATACTTGCTTTGCATATCCTTGCCATGCTTTTTTTAGTGCTTTCCTTTTTTCTATATTTTTATTGCTTGCAATAAATTCTGCTATAAACGTATCCAACTTTTTACGCAACTTCATTCGTAGATTCTTTTTTTCTTTGTCGGTTTTGCACTCTACAAAGATTTCTTTTTTGTAGATGCTTTTTCTTTCGTTGGTCGAAAAAATTTCATTGCCGATTGCTAAAATTTCATTTGCTTTCATAATAGTAAAATTTTTTAATTGGTTTAACTTTTATTAGTTCTTTTCTGTATTACAAATATACAAATAATATTTATAATTGGTGGCCCTGGGAGCATTTATTTTCATAAAACTTTCAGGGACCCGTTTCTGGTGATTCTTGGCATATCTATTGCTATCATGGCCATTCTGGCACCATCAGGGCACCAGAAAGAAAGTTCTGGAGAAAGTCCTGAAAGAAGGTCTTAATGTCTGATTTCTAATTTGGTCTTAGCTCCTGGTTAGGTCCTATATGTCTGAAATGAAATAAGGCCTTAGCTCCTACCGTTGCCATTATTTTCAACCGAAGTTCCCAGGGTTGGCTTAAGGATGGTTGCCTTGCCTTTCATAATCTAGAAATTCTTAGTTTTATAAATAAGTAAACTTATATTCCGTAAGTCTTAAGTTTCTATGATATGCTCCTACTTGCATTGGGATACACCCAAATTGCATTCATTCCCCCTATAATATAATAAAAGAATAGGCCTTGGGTAGGTACCATAAGGGTACCGATACCTATTATATAAAAGGCCTATAAGCCAAGCCACTAAAAGCGATATAAGGCCTTTACCAGATACCAATAGAAAAAGGCCCCTAAAAGCGGGGCCCAACCTTGAAAGCAAACGAAGGTCATATCTTATCAATTTCCAAACCTTCAGGTCCCATCCTTAATATGAAACCTTCCTTGACAAGGTTATTGATTACGGCAGGTACGCATTTCTTAATATGCAACCTGAATTCCGTCTGGCCCATATTCCCTACAAAGTTGTTCCGGGGAGTATTGATTGCTAATTCGGTTGAATGTGATTTGGAAATGATTTCCATTGCCTGATTGAATTCTTTGGGTGTAAGCATGGCTTTATTGTTTTAAGATTATTCTTCTGATTCGTCCATTATATATTCTTCTAATTCGTCCATTATATATTCTTCTGATTCGTCCATTATATAGGCTCCGCAACCTTTGCAGGTACCATCACCTTCGTAGGGATTATTATATATTCCGCATACTGAACATTGAATGTCTTCCATGGCCTTTATTCTTTTAGGGTTTATTATTTCTTTTTCGTTATACAAATATAATCATAATATATTATATATGCAAATAATTCTTTTAGGCCTACCTTAAAGGTAGTTTAGGGCCTTTTAAGGTACCCTAAATGTGCCTTAAACCAGCCTTAACTTGAGAAATCAAATCTCCAATACTCTATTCCTGGCATATCGATTTTAGACACCTGTTCCAAAATGACCTAAAAGACTCGCATATATATATATAATATATAGATTGTATTCTTTAAGGCTTGGGATTAAGGCCCATCTTAGGTACCATCAGTGTACCAATATGAATAGAGAGTCAAGCTGTAGATATCAAGAGTCAGAGGGCCTAATGTCTCTTTATCGAAAAGGCCTTAGCTAGGGGCCTTAACCTAAATCCTAATATACTTATTATTATATATATAGGCTTGATTAAGGTAGGGGTTTAGGCACCTTAAAGGTACACCTTGGAGGCCTTGTTCCTGGTCTTAGGGCCCTAAGTCTGGTTAGCTAATACGTATAGTAACATAGATAGCTCCAGAGCTCATAGGGTACACAGTGAGGCCTTAAGATTGCCCTACCCAAAATTTTTTCCTCACCCCAATTTTATGGCCCTTGAACTTCTTCGTCGTCCGGACCCGTATTACCGACTGCTTGTTAACTTTTGCCCTATCTGAACACACAAATAAAAGGCCTCTAAGATAAAAGCCAACCTTAAAAGCCTTATATGATTGATGATTATAAGTATAGATATTTATATAAGCCCTTATATATGGATGTATATATTAAGGATTGTATTGATATTTGGGATTTTTCTTTGTTTGGGGGGTTAGGGGTATTAGAAGCCTGGCTTTAGGTTCAGATGCCTTAATACTTCCCTTAGTTCGGAATCTGTATATTCCTTAGCCTTTTGGATTGGGATGATTATCCAAGCAGTTATCAGTATAATGGTTATCAGAATAACCCATTCCAGTAATGCTTGCAGTAATAACCTAAGTATTTTCATAGCCTGTTATCTTTAAGTTACTAGATTGAGTAGTAGCAGCGGATAATGATTATCCCGTTATGATTCCTGATTACCGATATATCCTCGTATTGGAAACAATCCAGGAAGTTGGGGTAGAGGTCGAAGACTGCTTCCAGGTCTTCATTTGAACCTCCGAATATTTCAGTGCCGGGAGCTGGTGTGAAGGTGAATGTATGATGACCCCCGTATTGGTAGTTCCGGGTTTCAATTTTGGTGAGGAGCATACCATACCTTCTGAGAAATTCCCGAAAGGTGAAATGGAAATACATCTCCGGGTCTGTCATGTCTTGTCTTTTGCACCATCCATGGACTTTTTTGAGGAGGAAGAGGTGGAGATCGGGACTCTTTTTCATGGCTTTGAATGTTTTATATTATTCTTTTTTCTTTATACAAATATAACGATTTTAATTTATATTTGCAAATAAATATTGATGGCCTTTACCAAGTGTCATCCTCTACCGTGATATGGATATTATGGTTTATGTTGAGATTTTGCTGTTGTTGAACCTGTTTTTCAAGATCTTCTCTTTTCTTTTGAAGGCTTTCCTTGAGAGCTTCTGCCTCTTGTTCAGTTTTCACCCTGTAGTATTGGGTTTCATTGGAGATGTAGTAGCTCCCGTCTCCGTTGACCCTTAGTACAGGTTTGGTGACTTGGATGATGTCCTCCATGGGATTCTTGGGATGTCGATGGGTTCTGTAATGCCAATCATAGGCTACTGCAGCTATCAATCCTGCAATGATAAGTACAGTTACGATAATCGGGAATACCGACTGGTTGTTGTTTTCATTCATGACAATTGATCTTTAAAGGTTTGTGGTATAATTATGCCATTTTTAACAGCTTTCTCCAATTGATCTGATTTTATCAGGGCTAGAACCCTTTCTCCAGTTAGCTTGTTGAACATTATGCTCGGAGTCAGATCTATGGTTTTAATGAGACCATCTTGGTTGGGTTCTAAGTTCTCTAATAACCTAACTTCTTCCTCTGGTTCTAACCCTATTAGATACTCTGCTAATTCGTATACTTTCATAGCTTGGATTTTAATAAGTCTCTGATACCAATTAGTTTTAATTTCTGTTGCGGAGTTAACTCGGGGTCTTTCATAGCTTTATTAGCTTCCGCATATAGCTCCTGCATCTTTATTCTGTAGAGGGGTCCTTTGATATGCTTGCATACCCAATTGTATTCTCTACATATCTTGTTGATTGAACTCATGCCCGAATAGTTATTACCAATCCAAGATTGCAGCTCCCTACCAGTACTTCATCATCCCCAGTAGAGAGAATCTCCTTTATTTGAGTCATTGCTCCTCGGAAACTCATTTTGACTGCTCCCTCCATTTCATTGAACTTGACCAGAAGTGTATGCTTATATGACTGAGGAATCCGGTCCTGGTCATATTTAATCTCTACTTTATAATCGTAGAGTTCCAACCCCAGTCGGGAATCTAACTCTTCTACCATTCCAAGGTAGGTGTCTTGGATTGCTTCCTTAATGCAATCAACCTCTTCATCATAAATCTTCCCTAACTTGTAGGACTCCTTGAGACCCGTAAGCATAACCTTTTTATAATCTTTCATAATATTAGGGTTTTATCCTTTTCTTATTACAAATATAATGAATTAAATTTATATTTGCAAATAAAAATCATCGGTCCGAGAATGGTATACCATAGTTTTCGAAGGCATATTTAGCCTCCTGGGGTAAATATCCATGTTGTTTGGATGCAAGGTATACTATACCATTGCAATCGATTACTACCCCGGTGATAGTATGTTCAAAAGGCCATGTAGGCTGAACTGCGACCATTACTGGTGCCTGAGGGTCCATTTCTGATAAAGCTCCCATCAGATCTTCTACGGTGTAAGTACTGTTATATCCCATGTGATTAAAGTTTTAGTATATCGTTTTGTCGACAGTTCTTTTTATTATTGTTTCCCGGGTATCTTTTACCCGGTCAATTAAGTATGCCTTAGCAATACTCTCATCGGTTTCGTCTATCCATTTTGCTATATCAACCTTTCGAGTGAGTTCCACTTCCATGTCATGAGCTGCATGGATAGTTTTATATTGATGGTGATTCTTTAAGTAGAACCAGATAATCAGTTTATATCTTTTCTGTGCCATATCTTTGATGGTTAGAAGGTGAAATCAATGTAAACTTCCTTGTTACCTTTCCTGAGTACTTCATGATTGGTATCAGACCATTTATGAGTACTGTAGGCTTTTGCTTCAGGTATATATTCTCCTCGGACCCATACCTGAGATTCCTGAGGCTCTTCGATTGAACTAAGGGTAAAGTATTCTCCCCTTTTCAGGTCCTTAATTGTTTTCTTTTCCATACTCTAAATTATTTTAGGGTTTATTTTATTTCTTTATACAAATATAGATATAATATATTATATATGCAAATAAAACTTCCCGGTATCTATAGGTGGGGATAGATTCTAGAAACTTTAGTTCCCATTTAGGTCTAGTTTTATTAGTAACACAAAAAAGACCTCTAGAAAAGAGGTCTTAATGGCTGATTAAATAATAGGCCTTAGCTAGCAATAGGCCTGGGAGTATATGAACGATCCCCAACCGGTATCAGGGGAGCTTTATACAATTCGAAGAATAAAGCAGAAGTGTCAGGGAAAGATACCAATATCCCGACCCCTGAATATTCAGACATATAGCCACCTGTCTTGGGTACTTCATCGAATATCGGGTCTATCTCTACCACTATCTTGTTTTCTACCGGTTTGGTCCCGAACAGTTTATTGGTAAACTTAAGGACTATCGATGAAATGGTAGGGTAATACTTCGGGTCGTACGTTTGGTACATTGAATGGCAGTATAGTCTGCTTGCCCGAATTAAAAGGTCTATTTTGCGATTAACGTGCATAGTTATAAAAGGTTAATGTTATATTATTCGGTCAAATACGAAGTAGTCAGTGGCTTCATTTACAGGAAAGTAGTAAGCCTTTTCCCGAAAATCATGTCTGGCCATAACAATAGCCCTCATGTCATTTTCCAGGTCATCTTCTACATTGAGAATCATCCCGAGATTGTGGAGATTTTCATTTTGGGAAACTCCCAGTAGCATCCCGTGACAGATATCATCGGTAACTTGCATCCCCACATACTGCCCGTCTTCAGATATGGTATCTACCCATTTACCGTTCTCGACGTATTTGAATAGAGTACACCAACCAGTTATGGTATGTATCTTTATCTTGGTTGCACAGGCTGATGCAGACAGGGTTACTTTGCTGTTGGTACATATCCAACCCTGACGATTTACTTTTTCATCTGTGAAGACAATGTCCTCCTGATAGGGTGGATAAAGTAAGCCGAATACTTTAATCTTCTTACCCTCTTGGATAAGTTGATTGACTCTGGCTACCACTTTAGTTGCATTTAGAACTTCTTTCATAGTAGGTGTTTGTTATAGATTGAATTGAATATCGGCCTTGTAGTTATTCTCTAAATCCCCCACTTCAAAGGGTATACCCAAGTAATGAGGGTATGGATTATGCCATATATTAAACGAGGTCAGCTTTTCTGAAGCTTCTCTAATATTATCTTCTCCCGAAATATAGAATTTCACTTCTTTGCTATCCGCAGATACTGCTCTTAATTTACCATTGACCTCGAGGGTTATCTTAGCCCCTCTTGCTTGAATTATTAAATCCATAAGCCTTTTGATTTTTATTTATACAAATATAAGCAAATAAATTTAACTATGCAAATAAAAATCAAAGGTTAATCTTCGAGTTCTGGGTCTATTTCTTCGTAGTCTATTCCCTCTTCGATTTCTCGTCGGATTTGGTGATGGTCCTCTTCAAAGGCTTTTAAGGCACCATGGTAGTCTCCTGTTACGCTATCCAATTCGGCCTTTTTGAGAGTTAAGCCTTCTTTATCTCCTCTATTGCCCTCTTGTTTTGTTGCAACAACAACTGGTAATTCTTTGAAGTCATACTGGTTTTCTACATATTCTAACTCTTTTATACCCCCCTTGTCAGCAAGCTCTTTCTGAATCATTTCCATAGCCATATCCCGAGTTACTACGGGTTCTGATTCAGCTGCATTGTTGAATTGGTTGTTCTGTTGGTTAAAGATATTTACAGTACCACCACCAGACACTGCCCTTACCAGACTCTGAAGAGAGGTTGTAGATTGCTGCTTTAATCCAAGGGCCTTATTGACTTCAGAGGTAATGAATGGAGCATATCTTCCACCCTGAGAATCCCTGAGTATTTGAACCTGCTGGCTTACTTCCATACGGTCTTCAAGTGCCCATGATATGCAAGCTCCCATAAGAGAATCAGCAATCTCATTCATTTTACTACGGTCAAATAGACCGTTGTCTAGAAACGTTTGTTTCATTTGCATCTGAATAATTGCTGGTTCACATTTCAGAAAATCTGCGAGTTCATTTACTGAATAAACCTTTGCCCATAGTTTCCCGTTGTTGACAATCCAAGTATGGATAATAAACTTAGTCAAATTCTTAAGAGCTTCATCATCTCCAGCATTAGCCTGTAAAGCTAATTGAGTTACTCCCATTCCCCTTGGAAACCTTGGAACTATCTTTTGTTCTTTCATAGTGTTAAGTTTTGGTATCTAATAGTTAATCCCAAGATAAGTAAATAAAAAGGCCCCAGTTGGGTAAGGGCCTTTTTGAATTAACTCTTTGATAGTCAGGTTGCTGGATCACTGAAATAGGCTTACCTTCAATGTTGATGAGCTTATTGAGAGCTTGTAATCTGCTATATGACCTTCGCATTTAAGCTGGTTGCTCATAGCTAAAAGTTCAGATAACAGCTTGTGCACATGTTTAGGGTAAAGCATTTCCAGGGTTACAGAACTTTGTCTGAAGCAATAGCTCATGTTTACCTCATTTTCTCCGGCTTCCTGATACATGGTCACCATTTTATCTTCTACCAACTTTGCTATCTCTAAAATGGTCTTCATAAAATCTTAGTAACTTTAGAGTCTTGTATTATTAGGATTTACTTCTTTCCCTTGGGTTTATTACCCTCCTGCTTGGATTGCTTTGCCAAGCTTTTGGCTGCTGCGTATGTCATCAGAGCATTTACAACCGGTTCCATTTTCTTTTCCCTTTCCTGCCGTTCCTTTTCAGCGGCCTCAAGTTCTGCCTTAATCTTGGCATCCCTTTCAATTGCCTTCTTCCTTTTCTCCTCCAGTTCGGCATGAATGTTAGGGAAAAGGCTTGCCCGGAGAGGTATAACATGTAAGGCAAAGAATGCCGAGAATAAACCTTCCGAAAAAGGTTCTCCGACTTTCTTGTTGGAAATATTCCAGAATTTATCCTGTTGCTCTTTTATGGCATGGAGGAATTTTTCGTAGGTGAACTGCACCTGCATTTTTTTACAGGCTGTAATGGTTGCCTCAATTCGGTCCTTAAATTCCTGACCGAAGGCCTCCATAAATTTCTTCCGGTTAAAGTTGTAATGTTCCCGGTCCAACTTGAATTGCTTTACATACTCCTGAGTTTTCATAGTGCTTTGTATTTTGTAAGTTATTGGTTTATTAAGTGAGTTAATGCTTGTTCTCTAGTTACCACCTGGAAAAGGTAGCCTATATGCTTATCTTCCCAGTATGATAACCAAATATGTTCCTGGAACCTAAACCTATTTTTCTCTACCTCAGGAAGATTCCTGGGAATCCCCGTGATATATAATAGGTGAGGCCCATTAGTATTCTCAATGAATACCGGGTGCTGTAAATTCTCATCTACCGTGAAATACCCTTTGATTGCATAATCCGGAAGATACTGATTAGACCTTACACTGCAATCAAAGGCTAAATCCTCTACCTGATATAATTCAGGATTTATGGGACATTCAGTACGGGTTTGCACCCTTTCCTGAGTTTGAAGGTAATAGGTAATCCTGGACTTATCAAGCGTTACGCTTTTTACTCTTTCGGGAAACATGCTTTTTCTTATCTTTTACGGGTACATAGTCTTCAATCTCATCCAATCGGTCCGTTACTAAAGCATATACAAACAGCTTAGCAGAACGGAAGAAAAACCTTCTTATGTTCTTCTCCGTAATGTAGTGGTCGTATATCTTAAAGAATTTCTTTTGGTACTTGTGCTTTAGACTCCGTTGTGTGAGATATGACTTAAGAACTTCTTTATGTAATTCTAGCAATTCCTTGTCTACTTTCTGAATTGCTTTCTCAGGTAAGCCGACAACCATAATCTTTCATATCGTTAAAGTGTTATTATACTAAGGGGCCAGGACCTTACTTAGCCCTGTACCCCTCTCCTACTATGAAAGATTAGATTGCAACGGATTCCTTGACGAATTGGTTCTTGTACTCGAGGTACTCCTTCTTTGCTTTCTTGAACTCCTTGGAGTCCTGGTCCTCGATTCGGAGCATTGCCAGCTCCAGCTGATGAATCTTGTTTCGGACCGTCTGCCGGAACTTTTTCCGGGAAAGGGTGTCCTCGCAGTCTGCCGGGTAGATGTACTTGACTTCCCGTTTCGTTACCACCTCTTCTACGAGGTTGGCTTCGACCTTTTTCTTGGTCTTATCGACCAGTTTCTCTTTCTGGGTCTTCTTAACCTTCTTCTCTTTGGCCGCTTCAGGAGTTTCCTCCTTTTTAGCCTCTGCCTTCAGAGCCTTTTTGGATTTCTCGACCTTCTGAGTCTTCTCTTCGATGAGGTTGTTGATTCCCTCTACCAGGTTGGTCTTTTCGATTTTCTGAGCCTGATTTTTCTTGTTCTTTTTCATGGCTAACAATGTTAAAAGGTTTTACAATAAATTAAAAGTGTTTTATTATTTCTTTTTCCTAATGCAAATATAAGGGAACTTTTCTATATATGCAAATATTTTTATCATTTTCTTTGAGGTTGTGTTCTTGGCTTCTGTGTGTTAACCTCTTGTGGCTTTTCCCTTTTATTGTTTATGCAAATATAGATATAAATATTTATCCCTGCAAATAATTCTGCAACTACTTTTCAGGTACGTTCAAGGCAATGTTAATTGATGAGAGTGAGTTATCTCTACGTATGGGTGTCATCTTTACATAGATGGTTTGCCTATGACCATCATCTTGTATCTCTACGGATTTAACCTGAGATTCAGGTCCCATAAGCTCATTGTAAGTTTTAGCCACAGCTACTGGTGTCATGACTTCTCGGATAACTTCTTTAATGTCTTTTTGAACTTGGCCATGTAGTAGCAATCTTTGACCGGGCATAAACCATCTGGGGTTTCTACGTTAGCTCCACATTTGCCTTTATACCTCTCATATAAATTCTCCTTATCCTTGTCTTCTACTTTACATTTTGTAGATGGAGTTGCCTTATATGGGCAACATTTCCTATGAGCTGCACAAGCAGCTTTGAAGTCTACTGTACTCATTCGTAGTATTCTTTTACCTTAGTTAAACGACCTTTGAATTTGAACGGCATTACATAGTCTCCCCACCACCCCGTTAGAGGTATAATACACCCGATAACGGCATAGTAGTAGAAAGTTTTTGCAACAAACTGCTGTTTCTCATCATCCCAGAAATCATCTGTTCTAGCATCTTCATCTTTGTCAGGGTCTACATATACCCAATGGTAAGATACCCGGATGAATAGCCATTGGAATATCAGGATATTCATCCATCCCAATAGAGTTACACCGAATATCTTTTTCCATACCCAGCTGTTTGTCGGTTTCTTTACTTCTTTTCCCATAATCCGTAGTTTGGTGCTAATGTTTTAAGTGGGTGATAGATGTTTAGTGTTTTCCAGATATATTCTGCCTGAGTTATTACTGCTTCCTTTGCTTCCTGATGAGTAGAAAATTTTCCCCACAATTCTGGTATGTAATTCAAGGTAGAGTCTTTTATACCTATGTAGAAGTATACCTCAGTGTCAATGATTTGACCAATCCTCTTGCCCTCGAATATAATCTGGGCCTTTGGTTTGAATTCAAATAAATCCTTACTTCTTGTACCGTGGACGTATTTGTTCACTTTGAATTTAATCAGACCTGCCATATCAATCCATATTTCGTTCGAAGTACTCGTAAAAATCTACATCCTCAGTTAACTGGTCCATGAGTTCTTCCACATCCATATCCAGGTGTACTGATGCACCATATACTTGCAGAGTTATACCAGAACCGTAACTGCCAGAAGACCAATGAAGATTTAACTCCCTGGGTCTCTCTCCGGTAAATTCATCCCGATAGTGAATGATACCGTTTTTGTAGTCATAGCTCTTTACTTCGGATAAGTGTCTTGACTCATCCCAGTTTTTCCAGTGGGGAGTAGCATCAGGGGTAGGGAGAACTGTCTTAGTATCCCACAATACGCATATTGCACAGAATACTGATACCCCTATAATACCTTTCTTTACTGCTACCCAAAGAGTTTTAGCTTCATCGGGTTCCCCGTCTGGAGTGTAATACCTTTTCATAATCTTACTCCTGCGTATTTATTCCTTATTCTCTTCTCGAATGATTTCCCAACAGATTCTCCATTCTGGATATCTTCTTTGAACATTCTGAAGTCGAATTCAGATACCGAGTTGTATCGATATACCTTTTCCCCTTTGAAGGTTATCTCAATGTCCTTGGTTTCATCATCAAAGATAACCTTCTCAATCCTTGATGAGCCTGTGATTTTAATTGTGTCTTTCATCTTTACTGTCCTTTAAGCTCGAAAGTGTTAAGTCCCATAGCTACCACATTATTTTCTTTACGCAATGCCTGGCATGTGAAGAAAATATCCCAGAGAGTGAAGACGGAATCAGAACTCATTTCCATTAAGTCCTCTTCCATCATATAGAGTGTACTCATGATAGTGTTGAACCATCTTTGATTTAATCCAGTTACTAACATGGTTTCAACATCCTCATATCTTTCATTGAACGTATTACCTTGAACCCTTTTGAAGGCTTCTATATATTCCCTTGCCATTGATTCTACCGCTTCTAGAGAAGTTCCGTAGCAAGGGAATATAATTTTCCATTTATCTAAGCTCTTATCCTCTAAAAGGGATTCCAGCGCCTGAATATGCACATCCATAATCTGATTCCAGATTTCCTGAGCGGATAGATGCCTTTGCAATTTCAGTTTAATACAGCCTCGATTGATTTTCATCTTTATAATATTTCGTTATGCAAATATAATACTTATTATTATAATATGCAAATTAAATTCAGTGGTGTTGTATAGGTATATTCAACAAAGAACCCCGAACCTTTCGTAGATTCGGGGCATGAGAAGTTTCACTGATTGCCTATCGGTTTAATCCTCCTCTTTCTTTACCTTCTTTTTCTTCTTCTTGTCCTTGCCTTCCTTGGCAGGTTTCTCGGCCTTCTTTTCCTTGGCCGGCTCTTCCTTCTTTGCCTTCTCCTTCTTTGGAGCAGCAGTCGAACCTGAAGCCAGCTCTGCAGCATACTTCTTTCCTTCTGCTTCGGCCTTCTCCTTCGACATCGTCTTCAGAAGAGTACGCATCTTCTGGCGGTACTTCTTCTTCTGGTCAGAGGTCATCTCCTTGCCATCTACCATTGGGTAGTCGTAGGCATTGGGAGTGCTGGTGACCTTTTCCTTCTTGGGATGAGCCTCGGGTTTCTGGTTTTTCTTTGCCTTCTCTAGGGCCTTCTCTTCCGTAGCTGCCCGGGCCTTTTTGTTCCCAAGATTGATGATGTCTATCCATGCCTGAATTTTCTTTCCATGCTTCTTGTGGCCCGTCCAATCTTTCTTGGGGTCGAGATTGTTCTCTTCCATGTAGGCCAGCATTTCTTTCTGAGCCCGGCGTGCCTTCTTTACGGCCAGGTCCTTCTTGCTGATGTCTTTTGCCATTGTTGTTGAGTTGATTAAATGAAAACTGGTTTGAATTACCTTTGCATGTTTATAGTTTGGTTAGGGAGTTTTTGGTCTGTACTTCCTTTATCTCTGAGATGATTATTTCCATCCCCTGAAGATTTGCCATCAACTTAAGATGGGCAACCGCATCATCCTGAGATATGTTGGTATATACAATTCTGAACCTTTCACCAGAGTCTTTGTTTTCAAAAATTATGGTTAAGATGTTCCCATTGGCCAAATCTTCTATGCGCTTTGCCAAAGATTTTACCTTCCCTATTTTTAGGGTCTTATCCTTGATTAAAGCCTGCCTTTTGCCAGGAGACAGTCCAGGCATAGATAATCTGGTATCTATATCCTGAACCATTTTGGTTAGTTCTTTAATCCGATAGATTAACCCTTTGACGGAGGAGTTAAATTGTCCCATTGAGGTCTTTGAATAGTGGTGTCACTTCCTATTTTCTGGGCATACTTATCAATCAATTCCTCTGTTCTAGAGATAATATACTCTGTCATCATTCTATTTTCTTCAGAGATATCTTTTTCTTCCTCTAGCAACAGCTGATATGATTGCAGCTGGTTACATAATGCCAGGTATATAATGCTGTCATCGTCTTGCATGGCCTTATACAAAAATGGGGAGAACCCCCGGTCGTATTCCGGATGGGCCTCCCCTGCATGACTCAAGTAATGATGTCCGAAATGGTTAGGCAGCGTCGGGCCTATTCCTCATCGTCTTCGTCCTCGTCGTCATCCTCGTCGTCATCCTCGGCAACGGCAGCCTTCCCTTTCTTACCCATGCCGGGCATCTTCGGGACCAGGGTGCCGTGCTCTTTCTTGGATTTAACCGATACCCCCGGAATGGTGGTATTCGATACGGCGATAACTTTGCCGTCCTTGTCGGTTACGACCGAGGTGATGAGAACTCCGTACTTCCGGACGTTCATGGCGAAGGTCTTTGCAACGTTTCCACCGCCCAGGTCGATGATATCGCACTGTTTGCTGTTCGGTCGCTGACCAGGTGCCCGGTTCTTGAGTCGCTCCTTCATGGCCTCTCGTTTGGCCCTCTTCTCTTCAGGGGTCAGTTCTTTCTTACCACCCTTTTTCGTTTCCGTCTTTGCAGCCTTTGCTTCTGCTGCCTTCTTCTTGGTTGCCATATTATGTTTGATTAAATGGTTTTCTTGATAAGGACATCCCCGAACGTTTGGTCATAGCCTATGGAGGTGGGCATTTGACGATTCCCGGGGAGCCCTTGGATTTGGTTATAGTCAGAAGGACCCTTACTTTTTCTTTTTCTTGGTGTCCTTCTTGGATGCGGCCTTTGCCTTGGGCAGAGTGATGCCCAGTTCCTTGGCCACCGCCTTGCGAAGTTTCTCGACGTCTTCCTCGTCGAATTCATCGGGGTCAGTTTCGAGTTCTTTGTCGTCGCAGAGGTCTTCGAGAGCTTCGAAGTCCATCCCGGCCAGATCCTCCGGGGTCACTTCGTCATCCTCATCTTCATCCTCGTCGCCATCTTCGTCCTCATCTTCGTCGTCCGAATCCTCGTCTTCATCTGACTCATCGTCTTCGTCCTCTTCTTCCTCATCGGAATCTTCGTCATCTTCGTCGGAGTCTTCATCCTCCTCGTCATCTTCATCTTCGTCATCCGAGTCCTCAGATTCCCCACCGAAGATTTCCTCGGCATCTTCTGCCGAGATGGGAGTCAGGATTGCATAGGAACCGTCATCGTATTTGATGAGGATAACTCCATTACCGAGAACCTTACGTTCTACCTCTTTTGCTGCAGCTTTTTTCTTTGCCATAATTGAATTGATTAAAGGTGTTTGAAAAATGTTTAATTGATTATAGTTTCGTGATAAACTTTTGAGTATATATCTCTCGGTTTTCTTGGACTGCCATAGCTTTCAAGAATACATTTTTATCCCTGATAGCTTCTACTTTCTGAGTGAACTCATTCTGGTTTTTTACTTCAAAAGGTTCACCTTCCTGAGTGTAGGTATCATCTACCGCATTATCATTTTCGGTATAATACCTTTTGACCCCCACTATAAGTTTTACTCCATCCCATGGGTTTTCTGGTTCCCTTTTATTTACTACCGTCATTTTGCATAACCATTTTTATATGCTGTATAATAGATTCTTGTATATCCTTCCTGTCCTATCCCTGAAAAAGCTTCGCTTATATATCTGTAGCCTTTTTTATTTGCTCGGTAATCATGTGCAAAGTGTTCAGGATAGATATAGTGTTCTCCGCATACCTTTTGGTTAGTTATTATGTAGGCATACCATCCAGTTTTGGTTTTCATCTTGAACTGGGATATTGGTACAAATCCCTGAGTTAATAGTTCTTTGAGAATAAACTTCTGTTCGAGTCTTCTTCTCACCATGGGCATTCCACCCAACCTTCTTAGTACTGCCTTTTGATATTCTGACCAATGTCTTTTAGTCCATCTTATGGAACTGATAACAGAACGTTTGGTCATAGCCTTATATGCTAATGCCACTTTTAATTGGTCCCAAGTTAAGTCACTCCTCTTCGTAAAGAGCCTTCTTTCTTTTTGACTCAATCTCTTTAGCCTTCGATAGCTTAATAAGCTTTTCCGGAATAGGCTTGAGAACAGTTCTATATTCTTTTGTTCCATAATTAAACTTATCTACCAAGTTCAAAAAGTACTTTTCTTTCTGTTGAGAGCCAAGTCTTTTTTTCCGAGCAATTCTTTTCCCTAATTCCCTCTGGGCTGAAGACTTCGAGTTTCGGTATACCTCGGTTAACAGTATCTTAGATATCGGCTTCTTTCTTTTTCCAGCAATGAGTAGAGATTGACCTATAACAAACTTCTTCTCTAATGCCGTTTTTCCTTTTATCCAGTGTACGGCTTTCAGATTCTCTCTGCCATAATAGGTTAAAAACCTTTTTCTAGCGGCCTTCAATGAATAGAATCCCTGTAATACTACTGCTGGTTCTCCCTTGTAGTTATAAGACCACGGATACCATTTATGAAGGTAAATCTTGATGTCCCTTTCTTTGATAACCTTTCCAAATCTTCTATGATATTCTCTCCTCCTCTTCTTTTCCAAGAAATATGCCCTTACATCAGGGGGTAAAGAATCCGGGTCTACTACCCCGTTAATTCTGGTAGCTTCCTTTAGACATTCCCTGTATCTATCCAGAAAGCGTTTATTCCTTTCCCTATATTTATGAACCTTGATTTTCCCGCAGAGTACTTTCCTTTGCCACTCTTGCTTCATCTTTCGGTTCAATTTTATAACCTGAGGTGGTACCCATGGAATTCCTAATCTGTAACAGGATTCCTCGAAGTCATCTGCATTTTTAAACCTATAGACTCGTGGCATATATCTCTACTCCTTCTTTTGTTTACGAAGTGCTGCCCGATACCATTGCTGAATGGATTTCTCTTTGGCATCCGGGAATCTCTTTTGCACTCTCCGAGTAATTCGGTCGATTGATAACCCCTTATAGGTTAATTCGAATACGTAGGATTTCTTAGTTCCTTTCCAAAGACCATTATCATCCTTTTCTTTCTTGGGTTTTTTGGGTTTCTCCAACCCCTTTACCCGTTTGGTCTTTTTCTGTTTAGTGACTGCATCCTCACCGATGAACCCAAGATTGAGTTGATAATTCCTCATCGGGTCATCCTTTGGATATCCAGCAAGTTCTAATTGCTGGTCCATCCACTTATCGTATTCATCGATGAGGGCATTATCCGGCTTATTATCCGAATGATGAATCCATGATGCCAGTCCATTGTAGTCGGCTGAACAAGCATCAGGGAAAGGCATGCCCAGAGCAACTGCTCTTCTCTTCATGTCCTTGTAGGTCATATTTTCTAACCCACTTCCCATGACCTTTAGCTTCTCCTTGTTGAGCTTTAACGGTCTTTTGTCTTTTTTCTTACTTTTGCGCATATTTATATAGGTATAAAATTATTTTCTTATTTCGTTATACAAATATAATTAAATTTCTCGAAGTTGCAAAATAATTATATAAAAATTCTAAGAGTTCGTTCTCAAAGTTCTTTTCCTGCGTAATTTATAGGCTGTATCTAGAGTTTCACAGGTAAAGTCCATGTTATTTATTGATTTGTAGTTAATAGCTTTCTGTATGACCTCCCTGTATTCTTTCCAGAACTTCAAGCCCCCTTTACTGTCCACTGTTTTTTCAAAATATTGGGTTGCCAATAACCCGAAGGTGTCTGCAATGGTTTGACTCTCGAATATGTATATCCTTAAATCAGTTATAGCCTTAATTGTATCATCCTCACGTTTAATGGACATCACTCCATAACCCTCTTCTGGGAAGAGTTCCTCTGATACAATAGCTGTAAAGTATCTCCTACTTGATGGTCCATTTTTCCAATACTCGGTTATTAACTGCCTTATCTTGAAGTCTGGGATTCTGTGTAAGTAGGACAGATACACCTTATCTTTCTTGGTAGACCTCCTTTTATATGCAGTAGGAGCTTGCAATACCCGAGGCATTATTCGATAGTTATTCCACCTATCAAACTCAAGAATCAGAGCATAAAGGTCTTTATCCCATTTATTCTCTGATTCCTTCAGCCTTTTCATGTTCTTTATGATACGGGGATTGGTTATCGAAGTCAATAACCATGAAGAATCTCCTGAGTGTATCTTAGCTTCCTCCTTGGGTAGTCTTTTAACTATGGCCCCGAATAGATAATCCCTGAACCTTGGCTCTATAGGTGATTGAGGATTTACCAATGATGGATGTAGTTCAAAGTAATCGGAGAATAGTTTGAAGAACTTCTCGGCTCTTGCCTTTAATTCTAAATACTTGTAATGTGACATCTTGAGAATTTCTCCTGCTTCCCAAGTTGATAACCCTCGGCCCTGAATAAACATTAGGCTATTCTTTTCGGGTTCAGTCAAACAATCCCAGGCTAATTCTTGGTGTCGTTCCATATTTAGTATTGTTTATTCATTAGAAAATCCTCAGTACTACCGTCTGGAATCTGAGATAAGTCTACTTCATAGTCTGCCGAATACATCTTATACTCGTCTGATTCATGATATGCAGAGTAGAGTACATTTTCTCGAGGTACCTCTATTTCCAAACTGCCGTCCATTTCTGGATATAACTTTACCAACATCATCTTAGTAGACAGATTATTCTCCAATAAGATTGCAGGTATTCCTTCAAATGGATATCCTCTAAGTACCACATAATCCCCAATAGCTACCCGGGTAATATCATCTGCAGAGAATATCTTATTGGCTTTAGACATTCTTCTGTATTTCTTTACCTCTTCCTTAGTTATGGTAGCTACTACTGAGTAATCATCAAAGTCCTCGGCATTATCCACCCTCAGCCTCTTTCTTTTCGGACGATAGTCAAGAGATTTCATGAAAGACATTATACCTGGTATGTCTTTCTTTAGTTTATTTAAGTAGTATCTGTCAAATGCTTTCTCAGGCTTCATTCGTATGAATCCGTAGTTGAACAATAATGGTACATCCTCGTACTCATTATTACCCTTTCGAGATTTCTTTAATACGCTGATAGTAGGGATTATGGCTTTCACATGCTTATACCCCCTACTTTTCAAATCAGAGTTGATTCTTTTGTAAAACTTCCTATCAAGCCTAAAAATGCAGTATACGTAGGGGGTCTTCATATTACTTATTTAATTTCCGGACATACTTGAAGATGTCCATATAGTTTAACAACCTTTGTACTTCTTTGAACATATATACGGATAAGTGTACCTTTGGTGTTTTGATTTCCATCCGTGATAGTTCTGAACAACTATCTAACATGAATAAGTCCAGTGCTCCATTTCCTTCTATAATAAAGAAGGCCTCTCCTTTGGGCATGGAGTTATACCTCATAATCAATACGGGTATTTTTCCACATCGTTTTGCATCCTTTGTAGCCTGTTCCCAGAAAGAGATTATTTTACAACTCCTAAGACCTAAGAGTATATGTTCGAATTTAATTTCCTGATAGTTCTTACACTCGATACTGAAAGGGAATCTTCTCGAGTGTTTTTCATCGGTGCATACCAAGTCTCCCATAGCATCTTTTGCCTTTGCCCATCCTCCTGAGCCAGGGGTTCTAGAAAATTTATATCCGGTCCAGGATTCCCAGGCCTTTGCTATGGTACGCTCGAACCTGCTTCCTTTGTTTCTACTGTTCTTTCTCATGGTTTTGATAGTGTTTAATACCAATAGTCATTAGTGGTATTGTGAAAGGCCCCTTTCTCTGGTCACAGTAAGCACCCTGGCATTGGGTATTGGGAGTGATTCCTGATGTGATATAAGGTATAAAGTTTTATCCTTATATATTTTCCTGATAAGGCCGATTACAAGGTCTACATACTCTGAACTTAGGTTCTCAAATACTTCATCCAAGAAAGCAATGTTAATCCCCTTAGCCTTGGTCATGACTTCATTCATAGCAAATGCCATAGCTAAATTAACTAATTGCTTTTGACCACCTGAAAGCTCTTCATAAGATACCTCTATGCCATCCATAATTATCTGGGTGTTGAAGTCCTTCTTTACACCCTGGATATCTACATAGAACAGTATACTAAACCCAAGTACCTCTGAATATGATTCCAATGTCTCGTTCAATATATCCAAAGAGCTTTCAAATAGGAAGGCTTTTATACCCCTATTCCCAAGGGGGTCATCCATTACCCATTTGTAGTTATCTACTTTAGACCTCTTCTCCTCCATTTCACTCTCTATAGCCTGAAGTTTATCTGATAGAGTTGATAGCTGAGTCTTATATTTCTTGATTAGGCCCATATTAACACCGGTTTTCTTTTCAGACAAAAGCTTCTTTATCTCGGCCTTAGTTAAGTCAATATCCCTCTGAACTTTGTTTGCCTCATATTCTTGGTCCCTAAGTTCTTCTAACTTATCCCTGTAGTTGGAGATTTTGTCCGCCAGTTTAGAACATTTATCTTGTAACCTTTCTATATCTCCAAAGGCTTTCTTTACCTCCATTAGACGTTTCAAAGAGTTCTTAATATCACCTCTCTTTAGTAACTTTATAATTACACCAATAAACTCTTCTAGAGATACCCTGGTCTTCTTCTTGGCATCATTTATCTTATTGAGTAACTCCTTTTGATTGTCCCGGGCTTCCTGAAGTCTCTGTTCTATACGGTTCTTATGAGTTACTGTCTCCTTAAGCTCGTTCTCTTTTTTGGCCTTAGCTAGCAACGATAACTTCTTTTCCAAAACCTTTACTCTTGAAGATAGGTCATTCTTTACATGGTTGGCCTGCTTCTTCAAGTCATCAAGCATTCGCTGAATAGATTGCTTCTTTTCTTTGCTTGATGAGTACTTCTGGCTTATTTCATTGTACTCTCTCAAAGCTTCTGTATAGTAGCCCTTTGCAATATCTCTTGCCTTGGATATGTATTCCAACTCAAAAATCTCCTCAAACAAGTCTTTCTTGTCTGAAGAGGATTCTTGTATCAGTCTTTTCATACCTTGACCGAATAGTATAGAATTCATAAAAAGGCTATAAGACATACCCAAATCAGCGTTTATAAGCGCCTGTATCTCCCCCTTATTCTTTTCAGATACTTCAACAGCATCTATCTCATATATGAGTCTATCTTTACCCTTAGCTCCATTTACCTCACCTTTATATTTAAGGCATCGAGTTATCTTATGGGTCTTTCCATCCTTACCAAAGTATATCTCTACTTTAGTACCGTTATAATTCTTAAGTCTGTATTTCTCCCAAGTATTTACATCTGATTTACCTTTTAGATTCTTACCATAAGCACCCCACACCAGAGCTGATAAGATTGTAGTCTTACCTTCCCCTGTAGCCCCTCTGATTACAGTTATACCCTTTGAACCCAGATTTAATTCAAGGTAAGGTATAGAACAGAAGCCCTCTATGATTATATTTCCAAACTGTATCATTCTGCCTCCTTTATTACCTTTAATAATGTGGCCTTCTTTTCTTTGTCTTTTATGCCCTTGGCTTTCATATATCGGCGTACCATAGATTTCTTAGTAAGTTCCCGAGTTATTTGCGGGGTATCTTCCACCGCCACAACCCGAGACTTGCTAGCAACGACAGTATAATAATTGCCGTCATCTTTAATTTCATCCTCTGATGATACATCCACAAATTTAGGAAAGCCTTTGAATGGCTTGAATTCCATGGAGAAGTCTTCATATATCTTCCAATATCCAAGTTTACAATTACGGTCAGTTCTTCTTTGTTGTAAAGGAGCTCCTACCATGTATATCTTTTTCCCCAACCTTTGAGGCTTATGTATATGGCCTATCAATACTAATTTGAACTTTGACAGTAGATTTACGTTCAGATTCTCTACTGTTCCAACTTCAGTGTTATCGGTATCTTTAGCTCCCGGATAGTCAGTATGTAATAATAGGATTGTAGGCTTTAACATAGCCTCCTTCATCTGAGCCTTTATCAAAGTATCTAATCCTTTGTTATGGTCTAAGTAAGGTATTCCTACTACTCTGAACTTATCGAACTCATGATATGAAAAGTCTAGATTGTGTAAGAATGAGTATCGATTGCAAAGATTTGCCCAATGAGACGGTGACCTCCTGTCTATAGAGTTACTTTTCTGAAGGTCATGGTTTCCAGATATACCATATATGTTAAATTCTTCGCACCTATTTAATTCTTCGAACTTCTCGATTATAATTTCCTCCAGTGAAGTACTTATATATTCTGGACGGTGCATAAAATCCCCCGAAAAGAATGCCGGGCATTTATACTTGATACATAAGTCCTTAATCAAATAGAGGACCCTGAAAATACTTAGGGTCCTCTTGTTTTCTTCATTGAACTTGGAGTACTCTCCCAAGTGCAAATCAGAGAATGCTATTCCTATCACCTTCATAACTGAAGAAATTTCCTGATTAGGTGTTTTCTCTTTTCGTAATTCATCTCATCCAAGATGAGAACCTTTACCTTGTAACCCATGATTTCCAAAGTACCAGTACTCGGTATTCCATTCACTGCTTGCATTACTTTGGAATCTGGCTTATACCCCCACAGGTCAAGTAATCCATACATAACCTGAGAAACTTGGAACTGATAGTACTTTGATAGTACTCGTTTCCCGTTATCCTCGGTTACCCAGTCCTTAAAAAAGCTTGAGGAGAATGGTATGAATATCAAGTGAGTACACTGTTGACCAAGTAGCATTTTGCATAAGTCTATAGCATGGTCCAGGTCACACTCTGCCAACCTATGAGATAACTTGTTGATGAAGTATGCTGCAGAGTCAAAGTATGACCTGTCAGTTACAAAGTTATCCTCCCCTCGAAAGGCTTGGTTACGAAGATTGAGTACCTGCATATCCTGCATGAATACTGTCTTTGCATCCTGCTGAATCATGTCAGCGTGGGGCATGTCTTTTGTTTCTGGTACCAGGTCAGAGTATGAACCAGATATAAAGGGTATCTTCAACATTTCCGATACTTCCTTTGCAATGGTTGTTTTCCCTACCCCAGAAACACCTGTAAACATAATTTGATATTTACCGTTGTACATACGTTTGTAGTTTTTTGAAAGGTTCCAAAAAGTCAGGTATCTTAAATGACCTCAGATTGAACTTATCGAGTACCATGAATAACCTATCTTTCCTTATATTATTAGTACATCCTTTTACCCAAGGGACTTTCTTTATCGGGTATAGAGTTAAAGCAGCTTTCAAATCTATAAGAGGCTTGTTCTTCTTATATAACTCTTCTAGCTGGTCCCTTTCTATGCCCTTAAACTCTGCTCCTCTTGCATCTATGAAGTCAGCTATACTCCCGAATTGGTTCAGGAAAGCTTTGGTCTTCACTTCACCCATACCGTAGTAACCCGGGATATCATCAGACTTATCTCCATTAAGTATTAGGTAATCAACGCATTCCTCAGCAGAATAACCCATAATCTCCTTGCAGGTTTGATTGTGGATTAGTGTCTCTTTGTTGGGATTGAATATCTTCACTCGTTTGTCGAGTAATTGACAGAAGTCCTTGTCTGAAGATATTATGAGAGATTTACCTGGGTGGTTTATAGCCAGCCAGGCAATGTAGTCATCTGATTCATGTCCTAACCCTTTCTTATCTATAATCATCTGAACCCCGAGTAGTCTTAAAATCCTTCTCAACAGAGCTAACTGTTTATTGAAGTCTTCATAATCCATACTTATCTTACTCCGGTGAGCTTTGTAACCTTCAAGTAATTCATTACGGAAGTTAGACTCTTTACTCTTCTGAGTGTCAAATGTTATTACCACGTGACTCGGTTTAAACCTTACGAGGTATGAACCAAGGATTCTTAAGAACCCATATACTAATCCGGTACCAGCTCCGTTATTAGCTTTAAGATTCTTAAACTTATGGTATGAACGGTGAGCAAGGTTACTCCCGTCCACTACCATAAGCATCCTCGGCTTTCTACCCCTCGTCCGGGATGTATTCGTCTTCTTCTGCATCATCAGATTCTATTTGAGATTCATAGTCTAAGTCTGCATCAACAGGGAACATATTTCGTGCAATCTTCTTTATCTTGCGTTTTGTTGTTCCTATAGTATTTATGCCTGCAGCCTTAAGAAGCTTCTTTCGGAGGTCAGCATCTTCTTCAATCAACTTGTGGAAGGCATCCTCTCCCCGACATAACTTACTTCCCTCGAACATGTATGTTCCACCTCCGAGTTTTTCAATTACACCCGCATCTTCCAGCGACTCTTCCAACCAGAAATATCTATCAAACCCTACCTCGTGATATTTGGGATTGAAGTATATTGGGGCCTTTGATATGGTCTCTCGAGGAGGAGATACCTTATTCTTTTTCATCTGGACAGTTACATATTTACCTGCCCGTCTTTCTTTACCCTTGTACTTAATCTTCAGAGTCTTACCTGAATAGAAAGCCAACCGTATTGAAGCATAGAACTTGAGGGCTGCACCTCCTGGAGTAGTACTTGTATCTTGACCGAAGCCTGCTCCCAGTTTACTACGTAATTGGTTGATACATACCATAGTTACTCCCAACCGATAAAACAGCTCATTCCGGATTCGGAACATCTTGTATATCTGTTTTGCTCGGTTACCCATTTCGGCTTTACCATCAGCCATCTTAGCGTCTATGGCTTCTATTGAATCCAGAGCTGCTATAGAGTCTATCACAACGATAATAGGTTCGTTGTTGGTTAGTTTTGACCTCCAATATATTGCCAAATCTGCTATAGCATCAGATATGGTTTCTATTCGGGTGTCATTAAGTACTGTTACCCTTTCAGGGTCCAGACCGTTCTCTTCAGCCCATGAGTTCATCCAGGCTTGTTCTGCATCCACCCAAATTACATGACCCCCGAGTTGCTGAGTTGCATACGCAAAGTTGTATGCTATCAGGGATTTACCCGATGATTCCTCTCCCATGATTTCAATTATCTTACCGAATGGTACACCACCACCCATCTGATAGTTGAGAGCAAAGAAGGTTGAAGGAATCCACAACCCATGATGATTTATGGTACTGGCTTTGAATTGGAGAGATGACCCATATTTCTTGAGTATCTCGTTTTGTGTTGGTATTTTGAATTTACGACCTCCTGATTTTTTAGGAGCTCTTGCCTTTCGTGCCATACTTGTTATTTATTATATGAAAAGAGTGGGATATAAACTATACCCCACTCCTGCTTTAGGTATATATCCAGAGATTTTAGATATCACCCTTATATTTCTTTCCGTTTTTCTTCTTCTTGTCCGCTAGCTTGCTTTTAGAAGATTTCTTACGGGGAGCTTCATCTTCTTCATCGTCATCCCCACCTTCGTTAAGGAATGAAGCCAGCTTCTCCTCGAGTTCCTCGTAGGAAAGAATATTTGCACGGATTGCTTTCTCCAGGTCGACCTCTCCCCGATACTTCTTGTCCAGCTTGGTTTTCTGGCAGGGTGATACAGAATAACTGGTATCATTCTTACCAGAGCCTGTACGGGTAATCTTGACATCGTATCCTTCTACTGGGTCAGTCATATCACCCCAATCCTCTTCATCGAGGTAAAGGTCAATGATATCCTGATATACCGAACGGGGTACCATCATGGGTTTATCAACCCTGTCAGGGTCAATCTCCTTACCCTTGGTATCTTTGTAACCGAGTACCCCTATGAGATACTTTCTCTTCGGTACTAACTTCGAGGCCAGTGCCTTGTCATCTGGGTCATCGGAGTTCTTAAGCTCCTGGAACTTCTCCATGAAAGGACATGGCTCATCGAAAGTGGCCGGAGAAATGATACCTCCTTCTTTCGGTCCCAAGTAGAACTGGACAATCTCTATACCCAGTTCCTCGTCAGCACCCCGAGATTTGATACGTACTCGTGTAGTTCCCTCTTTCGGGTAGATAATACCCCCACCACTGCTTCGCTTTTCCAGTTCCTTTTTCCTGGCAAGCATCTTTTCCCGGGTAGTCATTACACTACCCTTTTTCTTCTTTTTCTCTTCTTTCATGGCTTTATTTATTGGTTTCTATGTAAAGTATCTCATTCAGAGATAATATAGTTGTTACCTGGTTAGGAAGGTCTACTACGTCTAGCTCTTTGCCGGCATATAATCCGTATGTAACTACCGCACCTACCTGAAGACCTGGGTAATCTATTTCTTGTTCGGGGGTCATGTAACTCATTTGAATTACTACTCCTTTACGGGGTACTGTTTCCTTGTCATGCTCCTGAGGAATGTAAAGTCCCCCTTTGGTTTTGGTATCAGCCGTTACCATCGGTGATACGATAAGTACTCTACCACCTGTGGGGGTTCCATATCCCTCAAGTTTACTGTTCAAATACCTTGCTTCTTCTACCGAAATAAGGTTTAATTCTACTTTTGACATAGTTACTGTTGTTTACGTAAGTTTGCACTTATAGTTCTTAATATATTTTCTCTTGATTCGTATGCTTTACAGATACTAATGAACTTGCTTGCATTATACTCAGCCTTCATATACCTTTTCAAAGCCCCCTGATAGGCTTGGTTATTTTCAGCTTTATGTGCTGCAGCATCGTTGTTTATGTTACCTGACTCCTTGTAGTAAAGCCATGCCTTGCTATAAGCTTGGTCCTTGGCCTTTTCAAGTTTATCCCTTTTATATATAAGCCTATCCCTTACCATTACCAATAAAGCGTAATTGGATGGACTTCTACGTAAAGACTGATTGACCAGGTTCTCATCAATCATGAGTTCCTGGTCTAAATCAATCTCATAGGTTTTACCTTGAAACAGAATCTTCAGAGTATTTTTCTTAATCTGGGATAGACGTACTATGCCACCTTTTCCTTTCTCCATGAGTAATCCTTCTTAAAGTATTCAGGGAACTTCTTTGGGAACTCCTTGATGGATAAGTCTTTCCACTTACGGTGTTCTTCCAAATACTTCTCCACATTAAAATCGGGTTGAAGCATTTTTCTATAGTCATATCCAGGTATATATGGCAACTCCTCAGCCATCGAACGTCCGATAGTAAAGTCCATTGACATATCTACATCATTGATTTCAAATTTGAAATACTCTTTTGTACTTGGGTTACGGCAAGTCTCCCATATATTATGCACCGTGAATATATTTATATACTCTGGGTCTGCCAGGTAATAAACAGCATCGTGTACGGTACAGGTTTCAAGCAGTGGCGGAAGTATACCCTGTCGTATTTTCCAATAATTGAGTATGGATGCAAACAGAGTCATATCAGATGCAGCTGATTGACATGGCATGTTAACCGATAATCTTACTGCGTATGCTGCCTCTTGCTCATTATCTGAGTATACTTGAGGTAACCTTCTCTTCCTACCAAACAGAGATTTAATATATCCATGTTCAATCAGTACCTTCTCCTGGTTAATCATGAACTTCTTAATCTTCGGGTGTTCCTGGAAGAACTCGTTCAATTGCTGCTGAGCTTCATCTGGGGTTACTATGATACCAGCTTTCGGGTCAGATAGTTTAACTGCAAGTAGTTTCTTTTGAATACCGTAGATAATACCAAAACATATCTGCTTTGCCTGCTTTCTCCTGTTCTTCCAAATCTTGTAATCTGGATGTTGCTCATCACTATAAGCTTTGTTTGCTTCATCGTACGATACACCATACTTCTTTGCTGCAATAGCAAGGTGAGGGTCCTGACCTTTTGCAAAAGCCTCAAGATAAGTTTCATCCCCGGAAAGGTGAGCCATGATTCTTAACTCTGCCTGAGAGTAGTCAAGTGCCATATATAACTTTCCTTTGGGAGCTACTAACTGTTTCTTTATGTTAGCATCTACCGATGTTTTTGGTATTTGCTGAAGGTTAGGTTCAGAACTACTTAACCTACCAGATGTAGTACCAATGATTTTGAATTGACCATGGATACGGTCATCATCCTGTACCTTATCATGCCATCCCTCAATATATGTAGTGTACATCTTTTTCAATCCTCTCAATTCAAGAAGATTGTCCAGGAATATAGCTTTCGGACTTTCTGGGTCTTTAACCGTTAACCGAAGTTCTACCAAGGTGTCTTCATCGGTACTTGGTTTATCAGTATCCCTATTTGTTTTCTTATCCTTAGTATACTTGATAACCGGGAAGTTGAATCCCTTTTTAGAGTACAATAATAAAGGTAAATCAATAGGACTGCCCAAGTTTACTTCTCGGGTTAATTCAAGTTCTTTCTTAGTTGTAAATACTCCAGCCCTGATATTGGATATCTTTTGTTCCCTACTTGCTATCTTCCTCTTATTTGCAGGGTCTCTGTAGTCCATATCTTCAAGTTCACTTTCTATGGACTCCAAGTATTTACTTATTCTCTGTTCGGTAAGCCATCTAGAGAATTTCTTTACTCGGGGGAGATTCAAGCAATTAGCAGTTGCTTGGTCAATCTTTGGCTTATAAGATTCAAGCAATTCCTGATTGAATTCCCTATCAAGATATAATCCAGTTTTCTCTGCATGTTGGAGTACCCGTGATGCCGGCATTATCAAGTGCCTGAATAAGGGGTACATGCCTATCTCGATTAACTTGCTCTCAAAGAACATAGATAATCTTAAGGTATAATCCGTATCCTGGCAACCGTATTTGCATAAAGGTTCCAAGGGTTTCTTATCCCAAGGTATCTTATCAAATTTATCCGACTTCTCATAATCTCCATGTTCTGGTAGATACCTTCTGACCATGGATTTCAGGTCATTTGGTTTCTCTTCATTTAGGAGATACTTCATAAGCATTCCGTCCAGAACAGTACCTCTAACATATATCCCAAACAACTCAAATATCTGAAGGTCAAACTTCAGATTCCATCCTACTTTGGTTATTTTAGGGTTTTCAATCACATGTCTACCGAAATACTTTAACCAACGTTTCCAACGAGGATTATTATATTCGTGATGACATAAAGGGATTGATACACCTGAACCAACCTGAAAGGTTACTGATAGTATAGTTGGTTTGAAAGACTTGTTATAAATACCTTCTGCGTTTGTCTCAAAGTCGACGGAAGCTATGCCAGTTCTTAAACAAGCTTTCACAAGCCGCTTGACTTGTGAGAAACTCTTTAGTATAGCATATCTTGACTCCATCTGTGGTATTTAATATAAATATTTGTAGTATGCAATAGTTCTTTAGTAAACCATATCTCTGTAGATATCTCTTCAGCTTATTCGACAAGAAGGACAGTATACCTTTCACAATATACTGTCCCTTTTATTTTACTCAAGCTTACTCCTTAATTCTTTTGCCTTATTAAGATACCATCTCTCTTTATCTAAGTCCTGTTCTACAGAGTTATCAGGTTTAGTTCCCACTCTCATGCGATATTTGAAGGCAGTCATCTCACACCAAGTAGCAGTTGCTTCTATCCCATAGATAGATACCATCATATCTATAACTTCTACACTGTAGTTATTATAGTGTTTAGGATGGTTTACATGTTCGTAATCTTGTGGCATACCTTACTTGTTTATGAACTCTTCGAAGAATGGTAACTCTTGAATCATCTTACAGAATGCTCCCCAGTCCTCTCTCAAACGGTGATCTTTCCTCTGATGGTATATATTCCGGAGTTGCATATAGTTGGTGCTTACCCTCATGAATAATTCTATCCCAAGAGGGCAGTTACTTAGCAGCTTGATACGATTCTCATAGCTGGGGTCTTCTATGAACTTATTTGCCAAATCCTGAACTATGGCTACTACCTCTGGTGTTACATACTTATTGAATGACTCTTTCTTTACAATCTCACCAAGCCGGTGCATCTTTGAGGATGAGGTTACAATGTCTATCCAATGATACCGTTGCAACTCTGGTGAGAAGTAGTTTGGGTATAGGATGTCAAATGATACCCTTATCCCGGTTAAGAAATTAGGGTGACCACTGTTTGATGAGGATTTGGCCAAGTTAACGGCCCGCTTAAACGAATCATCCCACTCCTTCTGTTCATAAATTGGATGTCCCCAAGCATCTATGTCTATGGGGAATACTGGTTCTGTGCGCATAGCATTTCTACATGCTATAACTGACTTCTCTAAGTCATACACATCTACGTTTGTAATTTCTACCATCTGAGATATAGTGTTGATAATATTAGATATCCTACTTTACGGTACCAGGGTTCGTTTATATCCAGGTCAACCGTTCGAGTCCTATTCCTTTTTATATGCAGTGCATATAGCATATTATGGGCTCGCCATTCAATAATCATACCAGCTGTAGTTCTTTTATTTATTGCAAACGTATGGAATGCTGGACTTTTATTTACTTCTTCTCTAGAACGGTTGATTATATCTTCCATATCCTGGATTGATTTAATCCGATATGAGTTAGGTATCCTTGTTACTGAAGTACCTAATGAAATTGTACCGCAAGGGTAATCTTTGAAAGTGATTGTCATGTTTAAGGTATTTTGTACTCGGAGCGGGAATCGAACCCGCACGGCCATTGCTGGCCACAGGATTTTAAGTCCGGCGTGTCTACCTATTTCACCATCCGAGCTTTTACAAAAGGGGAGATGAGGTACTATTCTTCACTCATCTCCTAAAGCTATAGCCTTCGACTTTAATTATGGGCTTTTGGTATCTCGTACCAGGTTATTGCCCATTGCTAGCTGGAGGTCGTATCTCCTGTTATGACCCAGCATATAGCCCTTGTACGGAAGACAGGATTCGAACCTGCGACCCCTTGCTCCCAAAGCAAGTACACTAACCGGACTGTGCTACTTCCGTATAAAAATGGGTATCGGTCTATATCCCTACAGTCGGATACCCGGGGTGAATCAGGACTCGTTGTCCACAGCGCAAAGTAAAGATTCATCTTGTGGACCCAGAGGGGCTTGAACCCCCGACCTTCGGATTATGAGTCCGCTGCTCTAACCAACTGAGCTATGGGTCCGAGTGAAGGTAACGGTAACTTTACTACTAATCTCATGGTTACAGAAAAGAACAATCCACTCCAATTATACCGTTACCTTCTGAGGTTATCTCAATTCGGTTTGGATTGAGGTCTTCAGTTTCACCCAGTCTTTTTTATAACTATGCAAACTATCAATAGTATGATAGAGATATCCAGGCTTGATTCCCACCTCGCTAGCTACATATTCCATGAGTCTCCATGCCAGGTAGACATCATTACCGAAGTGGGTTACAAAGTCAGAAGACCTTTGGTGATAACATATATTGAGTTGCTTTTCTCCTCTGGCATTCTCTCGGATGAGGAAGTCGTAATACATGGAGCACGGTATTCTCTTTTCTCCGCCGAGATAGTTTGAATCGCAATCCTCATTGAAACCGTCTTCACCATATATGTTTAATATGGCTTTTCTTGTATCGTTGTCATTCCTTAACAATTCTATTACTGCTTCGAGTTTTGAGAATGCCTTACCTTTGTATGACACTGTCTCGTTCATACGTTCTGCATAGGTATAGTCAAAGAACCCACCAACTAAAAACTCTTCCCAAACGTTTTTACGGAGTTCCCATGCTTTACCAGGATTTTCCATCCTACCGCATACTCTCTCTTCAAATTCAGCCTCTGCCCAATCCTGGGACTTGGTGAATACAAAAAGTGCAGCTGGGTCTTCCATGTGAGTTAAACAGTACTGCTCACAGATGAGTTCCTTTGTAATGAAGTCATCATTGCCTTCTATTACCTTGTTTTGATATGTACGGGGTTTTACCTCATTACCCATTTCCCATAAGTTTCTTGCCGTCTCTGACATTAACTCATAGGGGTTCGAATAGATTCTCATTGTTTGTTTTCTTTAATATATTTTCTTATAGATTTTCGTAGTTCTTTCAGGTCCTGGATACTCATATTTGGCAATCCTATCCAGTGATAACCGTTAGTAGATATAGATAATTCAATATCTCTATCATACCTATTTTTATACTTGCTCCTGGATATTTCTACACCAAAGTATGGATTACTTTTCCTCTCTTGTTTCATGGAGATACCTCCTTATCTTTCTTCTAAGTTGTCTTAAATCCTTCCTACTTATATTGGCAACGGTATTAAATAGCCATCCGCTATCTGTAGAAAAGGTAATATCGATATCTCCACCAAGCTTACTTGTATAGGGAGACTTCTTTACTTCTATATTCATTGCATTGGTATTTGCAATTCAATAGACTTCCCTATATTAGAACGGTAGCCAGTCTTCACTCCCGAGAGTACAGTCTTTAGCTAAAGTCTTGGGATATTTGAAAAGCTCTGGTCTTAATACTTTTATTGCCCTTTTATGTACCTTATACTTTATCTTGTCAGGATCTACCTCAAGCAGATACTTCAACCTGTCATACCAATTACTATCATATATACCAAGTTTATCACTCAACTTAAGTAAGTCTTCATGAGCATGGTACATAAGGAGTACAGTATCATCATTGAATATCTGACTGAAATGTATTGATACATGAAACTTCTGACCATATCCGAATATGTATTCTCCCATACGTTGAATAAGGAGTAGGTCACATATCAGCCTTTTAGTAACCTCTGATGCCCTCATAAATACCGTTATCATAGGATTATCCATACCTGCCTTTTTAGATACAGTCATGGATAATAGGCAGTTCTTTCCGTGGGCATGTTTATTATTAAACTGATAGCCTATGTTGAATATCTTTCTATTGTTGATAGCCTCTATAACATCCAGCCTCAATAATGAAAGACTGTTCTCATCAACATAGTTAGCCACTAATGACTTCCACTTTGATGGGGTGTAATTGAAGTGCCTACCAAAATCAAATTCGGGGTCTACCAGAGGTTCTTTAATACTAATGACTAAATCATTTATGTATTGAGCTTTACCAATTCTTTCTATGTCCAAACCAAGCGTATTGAACAGGAATAACCTGTTAAGTCCTTCCCAAGCCTTCATGCTGTTCTTGAACACTAACAGGTTATTCTTTACCTTTACTTTACTCATCTGATTCTACAGTTGATTCGTTATCATCCATATCATCTTCCTCAGAAGAAGAGAACGATATGAGTTTCTTTCTTTTCCTTTCCCCGCTTTCCTCAAGCTTTAACTTTAGGCCATACTTCTCTGTAAACTTTAAGTAGGTCTTCTTTATCATGTTTCGCTTAAGAATAGAGGGGCATACATCCGGTAAAGGAATACCATCCCAATCCCCAATCTCTAAAGAGGATGCTAACATAGACTTCTGCTTATATCCCAGGTCTTTCCTTAATACCTTGAAAGCTCTGAAACTGTTACCGTAGGTTTTGTAACTTGCTTCATCACTTGTCATTAGCTTCTTAAGAGACTTTCGTATCTTCCTCCTACGAACTTCATCATCGCAGTTCTCTTTCAAGAACTTCTTGATATCCTTTCGGTTCTGATACAATAGGATGGTGGTATCATTTGCCCAAGCAGCTTTGATTACTAACTTCAGAGAGAAGTTATCATGGCCATATATATATTGCCCCATACGACAAAATAAAAGGATGTCTATGGGCAATCTTGTAACCACCTCTGATGAACGTAGTATCACGGTTATCTCCAGATTTTCAACCCCTATCTTACGAGAGAATATACCACCTACCAAACACCCTTTACCACTACCATGGTTATCGGCAAAGTGAAAGCCTATATGATAATTCCTGTTTACAGTCTTATTCTCTTCCAACTTCCTTATCATCAGTTTGGCCTGGTCGAGTACATCCAAATCCAAGTAGTTAGTGATTAACCCTGTCCACTTAGTCATGGTATACCCAAACATCTTGCCAAAGTCAAAGTTAGGGTCGAACTTAGCTTCAGCTATCTCCACCGTCAAATCATACGTGAAGAGAGAGTCGGTTAGATTGTAACCGACTCCTTCACAGAACCATTCTGGCTTCTTAATCAAGAAGTTTTCTAGTATTTGCTCCCAAGCCTCTATTGGGCTCTTAGTTTTTATAAGGTTCATACTAATATTTGGACTTTTGACGGAACAGGTTTATATGGTTTTTCTTGAAGTAAATATAGAACACTTCCTTAGAATCCATACCTATCCATCCGAGGTAACCACAGAAGTATATGAAAGCCTTCACCAACTCAGCCTGATACTTTAACTCCTGAGTCATAACTTGGGATTGCTTCCAAGGTTTGTTCTTTAGGAAGTTACGGGCTATATTTAGATGGTGAGTTATCTTCCACAATATGTAGGGATATTGAAGAGCATAGTTTTCGTGGTTATACTTATAACCTCCTTTCAGTAGCTTCTCGTTGTACTCCGGGAAAGTTTCAGAGTCTTTCTCCTCGTACCACTTCAACATATTAGTTGAATTACTGTCAAAAATTACCTCTATATCTCTCTCATCCATCAACCACTTCACTCCCAGAGATTGGGCAGTATATAGGACATCGTTACGTATAGAGTTGAAGTAATCTACTGTACTCTGTTCGCATTTATTATCCTTTACCCACTTCTCCATATAAGCCATGATATCCTCTGGTTGGATATTAGCATATATCAGCAGCTCAATGAAGAAGTGTACTGCATCGGCATTCTCTTCATTGGCATTCTGAAGGTGATTGAGTAGTTCGATGTATACCAAGTCATCACCAGCCCTAATCTTGTAGTGACTGTTCTGCATGATACCATCCACTGCCTGAAAAGATTCGTATCCCTCAGATAACTCCTCTATTACCCGTGCAGTGAAGTCCTTGAGTAAAGTTTGAGAAGCTTTGGTATTGATATCTATGGGATACTGAGGGAGTCCCTCTATACCTATATAACCAGATAAGAGGTTCTTTTGCATAGAGTATATCTCCTCGAGATATTTGTTACCCTCTATGTTTTTTGGTTCTTCTTTAATGTCTCTGCTATCCATAACTTTACTTGTTATCGTGTGCACCGAATCCCTTATCCCCGCGAGTTCCCCAATTCTTTGCTTTCTCATCATACTCTTCATTGGTAATCTCTACCGGATTGGAAAGTATGATAGGTACATGTATGAACTGCATTATCTTCTTACCTTGGTTCAGAGGAATCCAAACCTCTTCTGGTGAACCGTTATGAATACCGATGTGCATTTCCCCAGTATAAGGGCTATCCACTATCTCGGCAGTGAATGATAAACCCTCTTTGGTTGCAATCCCTGATTTATTTGCTGCCATGAGCATGGACTCTTTGGGATTGATAAGTACCTTTATACCAGAGGGGATAAGAAGTCTTCCACCAGGTTTAATTACCACATTAACATCCTCAGTACCCAATCCTTTCAGTTTTATGTAACCTTTACTGAACATCTTACGATTGATGCCAGAAAAGTCATTTTCACCTTTCTCTCCAACCTTGAGAATATCTTGGTCAGATAACTGAGGGATGTAGAAATCCAACCCGGCATCCCCATCATTTGCTCGGTTAGGGGATTTAACCTCTCTAATCTTTGTGAACTCTAATTGAACCATGTTATTTACTGTTAAATTTACGATATAAGTCTCTTGCTTCCTTACGGGATAACTCAAACTTACTCTGAAGCTTGTCGAGTATTTCCTTCTTACCCAGTTTTTCTCTTACCAATTTACGGTAGTACTTTTTACAACCTTCTATATCTACCAAAGGTTCCAAATCCTTGAACTGGGTTTCTGCTTCCAGCTCTTTACGAGTCTTACCCATAAGAGCTGTGAACTTAATACAACAGAGTTCGGAATCTCCGCACATCTTACATTCCTTGGTTGAAAGGTCATAGTGTTTACCGAAACATGGATCTTGTCCTGAACCAAGTTTGGTGATGTCTATAGGTTCAAGAATATCCCCAGTCTCTAACTCCTTTCTTACTTCCTTAAGTTTGTCTTTCTTTTTCTTCGCCATATATTTGATAGTTTGATATCAAGTGATAGTTAATAGGTATTTCAGTGTCATTGATGTAGAATAGTATATGCACTAACTTTCTGGTTCACCATTATACGTGCGTGCGTATTTAAGCTTTAGCTTAAGTTAATACTTACTAAGTAAGTTAAGTATAAGTTTATATAGCTTTAGCTATATAAACCTCTATTAGTATTTAGTATACTAAATACTAATAGAGTTATAAGTGTGGGTATATACGTACGCATATATGCGTATTACCCTTCCACTCTGATTACCTTTAATTTTTCTTTCTGATAATACATTCGTCTATGGTTACCATGTCTCTTTAGATAATTACCCGGGAATTGAAGATCGTCAAGATAGGCTTTTTTCTTGTTCATGTGAGTTCGTGCAAGACGTCCCAATATCTGTATTGATTTTTCATTAGAATCCATTGATGCAGTATTCTGCAGATATTTTAATTCAGGGAAGTTTTGACCTCTAGAAATAATCGTGGTAGCTATTAGTATATCGATTTTACCTTCTCTAAAAGCTTGTAGAATTTCATCACGCCCTTTGGTATTATGATGTACATATTGTATGTTGTATTGATTCCCGAGATGTTTAACATAATACCGGTAAAGATTTTCACAATGACCTATAAACTTACATACTATCAAAGCTGGTAATCTCTTTCTACCAATGTTATACTTGGTACGATCAAGGGATAGTTTCCAAGCTTTAACATTATCTGATATCACTTCCTTGTATTCTGTTGAGTAATCCACATCTTTAGAGTACTTAAAGGGAGCATATACCAACTTGCAAGTAATAGGGGTAGAATACCCTTTCTCTATCATATCACTTAATTTTATCTGGTTAACCTTATCACCAATAAATGACATGATATTCAGGTTATGTATTAACTTCTTCTTCTGATTACTCATGTAGATGGTACCACTCAAACCTACTCGTATTCTAGAGTTATACAGATGTTGTATTACTGTTTTATATGTTTTATTATCTATCACGTCAGCCTCATCTATAAGTACCATATCTATTTCTGATAAGAATTTTTGGTACCTACTTATATTTGAGGCAAGAGACTGTACCATGCACACATTAAAGTTACCCCAGTCATTGCACTTACTTCCCTGTATGAATGCAACCTTTTCACCGGGTAACAGTTCTGGAATCTCTTTTTTGAACTGCTTAAATAAGTCTGCACTGTTCAACAACAATACAGTTTTCAATTTCCTCTTGAAAGCCTGGTGTAATCCACAGAACACCAAAGTCTTTCCGAAATTAACTGCCAAATCAGATGCACAGATAAGAAAAGGAGTATCTCCAACTCGATTATTTAGAATCTTTTCTAGAGCTTCTTTTTGTACTTCCCGTAATTCTTTATCTCCAAGTATTGTTGGAATTACTGGTTTAACTCCTAACTGGGGTCTATTATCTATGATTTTAACCTCCTGTCCCGTTTTAAGGCATTCATTGTAAACCCTATTTAGAAGACCTATTTTGAATTGCCCATAATCTGAGATATATTTTACATAACCATCCCAGTTCTTTGCCCTGCTATACATCATTATATGCCAAGCGTCCGGATGCTTAATCCGGAACATTTCATACAACTTATTTGTGAACTTAGCAGGGCCAGATAATTCACAAACATTGCAGTTCTTTATGGTTATAGTTATCATACCTTATTTCTTGAAAGCATCCCAATCTACATGTTCCGATTTAGGCCGAGATACTATATTAAATCTTGCCATATAATTAATAACTCTTTGTCTAGCCTTGTCATTAGATAGATCTTCTATCTTAGGTATACCATTACAGAATTCTAAAGCATAGAACTGAGCTTGAACAAAGGTTTCATAGTCAACTCCAACTTCATCGGCTAATTTTCTTGCTCTTACAAACCATACATACTCTTGAGGGTTTTTATCGTAAGTATTGTTAATCCCTATTCTGTCAAGAATCTCTTTAGTATAATATTCATATATTTCTCGGGTATACTGGGGAGCTGAATCTTCTTTTACTTCTCTATCTGCTTCGTATACATCCATAATCCAATTAACTCTCTGATGTAACCAATTAGCACAGAAGTTATAGTTAACCCTCTTTGCTTGAGACATGAGCTTAATACCAGTTGTTACAAACTCAATATATCCTTGACGAGGTTCAAACCCAAACTTTTGACAGAACTCGTTTACAACAGGTACTAATTCTTTTACTGATGCCCATTGTAAATCTGTTTGCTTTATTTTAGTTACTCCAATGTGTTTGAGTTGGACTCTAGTAGAATAGATGATATCTGCTAATAAGTTTGCATCTCCTATACTTCCTGAAGCTCTACGAACAGCTTGAGTTTGTACCCTTTTATCCTCTCCTACCACTGAACGATGGTCCAAAGAGTATTGCCTGGCTTTAGTGAAGAACTCATCTACGAATTCTTCAGATACTCTACCCCCCATTTCCTTCCATAACTTACGGAATAAAGTTTTAGAGATATGTATAGAAGGTTCTCGTTGTGCCATTATAATTTTAACTGTGATTTTATAGTTAAAAGTTCTTGATAAGTCTGATATGTCGTCTTTCGTACATATTCTAAAGTCCTACGCTTACCCAGAGAATTGACATCCTCATTGTCAGGTAGGAATACCACCTTTACCTTTTTGAAAGGCACTAATTTGAATGCCAAGTCCAATGCCTTATCTTTAGCATCAGGGTCAATCAGTATAATAAACTTCTCTACAGGACTCTTGATGAACTTATTTATCTGATACCTTGATACTGCTTTACCACCCGTTGCAATCCCATTCTCTCCCAGGGTTTCAGCATTGATTGCACCCTCACAAATATAAACGGTTCGGTATATTTCTAGAGCATCTGCATTATATATAATAAAACTCTTTCCTAAACCAGTTATATCTACTTCTGGGTTATTATATTTGGGGCCAGCGCCCATATATAATCGGGCATTAAAGTAAGTTAATTGCCCATGCTCCGTGAACGGTATAATGATATATCCAAGATACTTACCAGTGTTACAATATCCCCATCCCTTACGAGCTAACTCCTCTATCTTAAATCCTCGTTTCTTAAGGTAGTTCCTGGCTGACCTTGCCAATAGAGAAGTACCCATAGATATATTCTTAAAGCCATCGGGAAGAAAGAACTCCTTCTTACCTTTTAACTCAACCTTCTCTTCCTTGAAAACATATCCAGAATAATCACCAGATTCAAGTATAGACAATACTTCATGAAAACTATCCGTATTCTCCAGATACATTACCAGGCTTATCGGAGAAGGATGCTCCCCACACTTGAAACAATTACACCGATTGTTTGAAAGGTTAATGCCGAACTTTTTCTCACCACCGCAGTATGGGCAGTCTGATTTCATCCATGAGTGTCTGTAGTCAAAGGCTCCTATCTTCCTCATAAAGTATTGATGGAGCCTACCCTTGAAATTACCATTAAGCTTCATAATACCCAGTCTTTATTTTATGTACATACCTATTCATACTACGTGTTGATATACCCCAGGCTTTAATTAAAGCCTTTATTTTAGTCTTATCATCTATACATTTTAATAAAGTCTGATATCTAACTTTAGTGAGTATTGAACGAGGATTCCTGAAGCATTTGAGTTGTTTGATACCAGGACGGTGTTGACCTTTTGTACTTCTACCATCACTAACCATTTGTTGAGAATTTTCTTTATAGGTACCCCAATATAAGTTCTCAACCCGGTCGTTGGATTTATTATTATCTTTATGACATACACAAGGTTTATTTTCTGGATTAGGTATATAAGCTTCAGCCACTAATCTGTATACTTTCAGATTATATCTTTTACCATTCGAATATAGATGAACTATATTTCTACCTGTACGATAGTGAGGATGTATAGTTACTTCACGATTACGCCTTATATTATATACCTTTCCATCTTTAGTTACATGGTACAAAGGAAAACCTTTTATATTGCTGTTAAGTCTCATATCGTAAACGAAAATACCCGACCATGAATAACATAGCCGGGTAATTATTATCTATTGACGGGTAACTTCTGACATAACTCAGGAACTAAGTGATGAACTATATATCCTCTTCGAATCTTTACCAACTCTGTTTTAGCTTCGTCCAACCTTAAGAAAGAGTTTTTGTAAGGTACTTCATACCTATCAACATCCCTATACCCAAGAGTCCGATTATTAGGAGTAACTTCATTCCAATTTATAGAAGCTTTCTCTGAACTAATAGGTACCCATTCACGGAAGAATACTCCCAAGCTATATCTCTCATCAATCGGACATACTATTTGATACCGGTTACCGGGTTGCCTTCTCAAACATATTTCTTTGGAAGCCCTCCTCCGAAATATTTTTAATAATCGGATGTCCATAATTACATGTGTTCAGTGGCGTGAAACTCTCCTACATGTAATACCGAATTGCATTGAGGACATCTAACACTTTCTTCTCCATCATGTCCTGGACCATAGCTTAAGTCTAAAAATATTTCCTTCTTATTGAAGGCTATTACCTTTTTACACTTGTTACAAGATGTAACGCCTTCTCCAAACTTAGCTAAATCCATAGAATCAATAACTCGTGCCATACAATTTTAATTATTAAGGTTTATCTAAATATCTCCTGAGGTTTTACTTCTCTTTTCGGGGTCTGCATTGGGATTACTTACCCTCTTCTTTTTCTTAAGTAAGTCATCTACCTGTTTACCCATGGACTCATCGTACTTTGCTCGGGCTTCTTTAGAGAACTCCTTCATACGTTGTCTTTCTGGGTCCATGTTAAACATTACCCGACCGTTTGGAACTCCATCACGCTGAACTACAACTTCCATTCTCATGATGTTATGCTCTTCTTCGTCTTGAGTAGAATTTAATCCCATGACGCATTTTGCATTCCTTATTATAGAAATAGCGGATGCTATATCATTATCCTCGTATCTGGTTTCTTGATGCTTAGCACCTTCTCGGGTAACATGTTGGGCAGTCCAAATGGCATCTAACCCTAACTCATCGCCCATATTATCCAGGTCAATGTATACATTGTTGATACGTTCTACATCATCCCTATCCCGGGCAATAGAAGCTAACTTTGCAGCATAGTCAACCATTATGACATTCACCTTGATACCTTTCTCGGTTTCCAGTTTCCTAACCAAGTTAATAATGGTATTACAATCCGCAATGGTTGCAGGTACACGCTCCACAATAAACTCTACACCAAGACGTTTATATTTACGCATGTGCCTTTGCTCCATCTTATCATAATCACCAGTTAACATTTCCCTCTTGGTCTTATTTAGGGTGGACTGAATCATACGGTCCATTAACTGGTTCTTACCATTTTCGGTATCTATATAGAGGACATTCTTTTTCATTGCCAGGTATCCCCGAGCAACATTGATAAGTGCAAAAGTCTTCCTTCGTTTAGGACGGTCAATCAAAACGAAGAGAGAGTTCTTGGGATATCCATCTCCATTACCCAACCTATTCAACTGCCAGAATGGAGTAGGAACCACATCTGGGTCAACCTTTCTCATGAGTTGTCGCATTGCAGTTCCACTAACCATGAGCAAAGGTTCATCCTTCTTTTGAGGTTTTGAACTTTGTAGAATCTTGGTTAGTTTAGCCTGATAGGTTTCATAAGAATTGTAATCTGAAAAGTCCATACCCTCGTTCAAAGCCTTCAATTCAATATAAGCAATAAACTTATGTATGTTCTCCAAGATAATATCCACATCCTTCAAAGGCTTATTATAAAGCTCAGATATCAGGCTATGGATATTAGGGATATCGTCCTTAGTAACCAAGTCTACATAATCCCTACCTTCTAACAAGGTTTTAACCTGTTCAACCATTAAAACCTCACTCGGTATTCGTTGGTACTTCTTTACGAATTTTACCAAGGCTTCTACTACTATGGAGTGTTCAATTAGAGTGAAGTACCCGGGTTTTATCTTGGGGACATATAAAAGGGCTTCTTTCCCTTGTACCAAGAACCTAAGTACTTCCAATTGAAACTCGATAGAGAATGTAAACTTGTCACAAGAGTTTAACCTCTTCTTTACCCTATTTTGTTTCATATATTATATAATATTCATGAATGTATAATCAATAGTATCTGCTAGATAATATAGTTCTCCCAGCTCATCTTTGAACATACTTGAACACAGACGGTGAAATAATTTTGATAAAATTCATACAAGTTGTTACTTTATTATTTATATTTGCATTGTTAAAAATCTTTACTACTATGAAAGGCAACAACGGAAGTGAACTACACAGATTGACAGAATTAAAACCTTATGATGAGGATTTGTTTAATAGGTTATATAAAACCTGCAAACCTTTAATCCGTAGGCTGACGAGAGGGGTTGATTCCAGAAGATTTAATCTCACACCAGATATAATTAACTCTTTCTTCTGGGATAAGTTCTTGTACGTCTTCAATAAATATCAAGATGAATACGATGAGGAGAGATTGAAAGCAACTCTCTTATCTTCCCTGCAAACTTATAAAAGTAAGTTACTGAGGAATGCTTATACCAAGCAAGCAGAGTTTAACCAAGAGTTAACTTCTTTCGAAGTGTTATTTGACAATAATAAGGAATTACTTGATGATTCTGATGAGACCAGAATAAAGGAGGAACAGTCTCAAAGATTCCATCAGTACATGAAGGAACACCTTACACCCGATGAGTATCTGGTTATGCAGATACAACTTGAGCCTCCCAAATGGTTTGAATCCCGTATCAAAGATTCTCATGGCAAGCTTTCTATATTGCATCTTATAGATTACTTTGAGTTACCTCGGGATAAGTTTGCAGTTAATATGTTTTCCCGGATGAGGAAAACCATTCAGAGGGTTTTAGAACAAGCTGCAGTAGACCTTAAACAATGAAAAAGGCCAGAGCAAGGTTATTGCTAACCTCACCCCGGCCCCACTTAACCAACTCAACTATGGTTCAGTTTACAATATAGGCACATAACTCTCGGCTTGTATACCCGCATATTCTTCCCCGGTTCTATCAGAGATGGGTATAGTAATCATATGGGCTATTTCTACCCATGCTCCCGGACCAGATGCTTTAGTTACTGTACCCACTGATACATGGATATTTGCTGCGGTGTTAGTTATCTCTAACCGTGAAGTATATTTGGAGAACTCACAATCCTCACCTGAGGATAATTCTGACTCTATATCTTTGGCCTTAAAGGTAGACGGCATAGCCATCATTACTCGAGTTATACTTTCAGAACTGTTCTTTAACTTCAGTATTTCTGATAGCATCAAGGACATCCGTGAATTCTTAGAAAATAATCCGGATAAATCATAGGTCAAACCCGCATTACTAGTTCCCTTATTGTATAAGCATACTACTACTCTTAGGGTTAAAGTAGATGTACCCATTAAAGCTTTTATATAAGCATAATGGTCAGAAGAGCTAGTGGGAGTAAATGATAAATTACCACTATCTGCTACTTCTACTTTACTTAATCTACTGTGTAACCTTTTCAAATTCATAGCTATTCTCCATCCAATAGCAGCATCAGGATTACGGAGTTGATAGAATCCAGTAGGTACACATATACTTCCATTACTAAAGTAGGAAAATTGGGGGAGTATACAACCCACTAATTTCCAGGTTCCTTTACCATATGGAGGAGATACTGAGCGATATTCCATGGCCCCCTCTGAATTGAGCACAAAGTCCACAGTACCTATGTCCCATTTATCCGTGGGTACCTGTTGGATTTTATTATCTATATCTATCTCGGGAGATACAAAAATACCCATGGCATCTGATGACTCGTACCACTGACTATTAAGAGTTTTGGTTACTGGTCTAGCTGCAACAAAGTTAGAGCCATTTATATTTAACTTACTAAAGATAAAGCCCTCATTATCATCTAAAGAAGCCGAGTCCTTAGATACTATTACTTCTATACCTTGACCCAGAGAAGAGATTAAGTTATTCACATGACTCGTTAAAGAACTAACATCTCCAGGTACAGTACTTTCCTCCAGAACTTTTACCCGACTCTTTAGGTCAAGAATATCCAGGGGATTCATTCCATAGGGTTTTACTGGGAATTGACCCTGGATGGGTACTAAACACAGAGTATATTTCAAGACAGCCATTATAGATTTATATTTACGGCTGCCTTCATCACTATCCCATCGGGGATCCCATCCAACTAAATATACACCTATTAAAGAATCAACATCTTTGTTAAATGGTACTTGAGAATCGGATAACCATTTAAGGATATGATCATAGTCCCAAGATAGAATATCATCCAACCCTGTTTTACTGTCTAAGGTTAACCATCGACAAGTAAAATTATTTATACTCGGAGGGTTATCACTACCATCAGGACGGTAAGTATGGGTAGCTTTTACAGCAAAAGCCACTAGCTTTTGAGGGCTAGTTAAACTGGGCCAACCTCCTGGGGGTTGTACTCCATTAAAAGTAAGTATATCGGGAGCTATATGACATAATCCATCGGGGGTAGTGTAAGCATTAAATACCTGACCGGCGGTATTATCTTTGTTGGATATAAATACTCTTTTAGCTCTACCTAATATCTCAAGCATACTAGAGTTTAATCCAGTCGGCCTCTTGAATACACTAGTTATGGTTACATTTGGCTGAGTAGTATCTACCCAATCAAAGCCGCAAATAGGACCCGTACCAGCCGTTATGGCAAGAGGTTCCATAACCTCTTTAGATTCTATCAAATCTCCGTAGACTTGGTAGAATCTCGGTTGTACTATCCCATTTACTACTTCGGTTACATTATTCTGTGCCATAGTTACATTTTTAACTTATCGAGGTTCTCATTGATGAAGATTAAGGCCTTGGTTAAAGATTCTACCAGTTTCTGGTTCACTGAGTCATCCTCGAGTAGAGCCACGTCATCGGGATTATCCTGGAATAACCACTCGAGAAGTACTCCCCAGTAGTTGTTGCCCATCAGTACAGTGAAATTGGCTTCCTTATCAGGGTCATCATCTGATGGGTCTGTTCGGTGTTTGTAACCGTCGGTAGTGGGGAAGTCTTCCTGCAGTTGTTCGAATATTACCGTGGCAAATAAATCCGAACGGGTTTGTCCCTTGGTGGTGTAGATTTCAAATCCCCTTGCAGTGCACCATTCATTCCCCATGCCTGCGGCATTGTTATGGAGGGATAGCAGAAACTTAGCTCCCCCTCGAGGAGTATCTAAGTTATTTGCAATTTCTTTTCTTCTAGACAGTCCGATTTCGGTGTCCCCGGTATTGGTAAAAGCTACCTCGAATCCTTCTTGCTTAAGACGCTCTGCCAACATCTTGCCCACTTTTCTACTCCACAGGTATTCCTTGTGTCTACCATCGGGAGATTGTTTTCCTGCCACATCAGACCCATGAGCAAAGTCTATGATAGGCAATAATCTTCGTGCCATGTTATAATTTTTTAAGGTACATTAGTTTTAATCCGTTTAGATACATACCAACCGATTGGTCCATATTGGATATTGTGAATTGGTCCTTCGGTATATATATCTGTTCTATTACCATATCTTTAATTGCCTCGTTATCTTGAGGCTCAAAGATATTTGCCAGAGATTTTCCATTACAGGTGAAGTTTGATAGTAATCCACATAGTTCGGAATACTCATTATTCACCAGGCTCTCTACCTTCTTTACAGTTGACTCTTTGTTGTCTATGTGATTCTCAAATCTGATTCGCAGTATCGCATACTTCAGGATGTGCCCCAAGCAATTGAATTCCCTGCGAATCAGTATCTGGGCTTCAGTTATACCTATGGTAGAGTCAGCAGCTCCATCAAAGAATTCCTTTACCTGTTGTGATGATTCTGATACCACGGTTACCTTTTTATTTAGGTTCCAGATGGTATATACGAACATTACTACCATCACTAAAACCATTACCATGAATATACCGAATATCACTTTGAGTGCCCCATAATTAGAGGCAGCTTCAGCCAGTTCAATCGATGATTTGGTTAGAGATTGAACTACAGGGTCAAGTTTGGGGTCTTCTTGAGCAAAAGAAGATAGTAGAGTTATTAGAGGGAGGTTAAGCATATACAATATAGATTACGGCAGTAGTTTGTTCAAATATTACAGAACTGTCCTTGGGTTCAAAATATTTTACATTTACGGGTAGGTACTTATTGACAATGTTTACCAGAGTCTCTCTTACCTTGTCACTGTAGTCGGAGGGATGTTCTGATTGTATTTGTTCCTTTTTAGCCTCTATCTCTTCTTCGGTTGCATCGGGATTCATCAGTTTCCATTCTCCCAACAATTGTTCTTGAATTTCCTGGTCCTTCTTTACCATAAAGTTCCATTGACCTTTTGGTATACCAATAGTGAGAATCATAGGGACACATTCCCAACAATCGGTCTCCGTATCATAAGTAACAGAAGAAGTATCGAAGTGAGAGATAGTATCGTAATTTACAGAACCATCCTTTACAGCTTCTACTACTGAGGCTTTTGTATTTTCATCTACTTCAGTGAGAGTAAAGGTTACTCCATAGAAACGGCCCAGAATTTCATAAAACCGTTTTGTGCCTCGTATCTTATACAAAGATATGGCGTATCTTAGAACTAATCGGAAATCAGCGGTAGGAAAACCCCTGTCCTCTTTTATCCAATTCTCTAGATTCTCCTCTGTATAGGGCTCTCCCTTAGTTAATACGCCATAGGCATATGGTATGAACCCAAAGTATTCCCAGAGATAATTCAGGAATATAGGATTGGCTTTATCCACATCCAGACATTCCATGAAGTTATCTATATCTGGCATTACTTCAGTATCGAAATAACCTGAACATACATCTATGAACCTTTCGAATATACCTTTACCCTCTGAATCTTGGTAAGTATCATTGGCTTTATAGTAATGGTCGAAAAGGTTACTGAAGATGAAATCCCTGAAGAATGTCTTCGCTGGATTAAACCACTTCATTTACTTTGAGTGTTATATTATCCGAACTGATGATAGGGATATTGTAGTTATGCGGGATCAGATCTACCAATCTACCATTGCTCCCCATAGGTTGGGTAGTTAATTGATATACTGTTCCGTTTTCATAGTTAGCATTTTCAACTGGTAAGTTAACTGTAAGACTAAACTTAGATTTGGTTAGAGTTACTTCGAGAGGCTTACCATACTGACCCGAATATAGAGCATTGCCCGATAATTCCTTATTAGCATATACCTTGTAAAATGATTCACCGCCCTCTACCACAGTTTGTATGTAACAATTCTCAAAATCGGATTCTGGAGTGGAAGTTGTAAAGGATATCATCTTGAAATAGGTAATATTCAGTGCGGGTACTGATACTATCTCTTCTTGATTTTGAGAGTTGGTGTTTATGGCTATGGGATAGGGCAATAAATACAGTTCGGTTATAGTAAGGAAGTCAACCATGGGTTGATTATCCATAAGAGCGTACAAATCCGACTGTCTTACCGGCTTATTGATATCGGAGTTCTGATAGTTATAAGCATCTAACAATGCTTTCTTCACTTGGTTGCTTATATCTATGGATTTAAAAGACTTCTTACCTGTGATCTCAGCGGATAAATAAACCTTAGCAGCATGAGTAGAATATACACTAACTCTAGTAGTCAGCACCTTAGAGGATTCCATCCTCTGCTTCACATTATTGATAAGCTCGGTACTGGCCTCTGAACCTCCATCGGGAGTGATATATATCTCCACGTATTTTCCACAGATGTAATTGCAATAGGCCTTATCCACTCCGTTTATCAACATGGCTATAGCTTCGTAATCTTCCTTGGTGATAGCCACTCCGAGAGTCTTAATACTGAGAGGGATATGTCCCTTGAGAGTATCAAAATCCTCATAGTCAGATCCTCCAGTAGCAGCTATGGTATTAGTAAGAGTAAGGCCTGAAGTTACATTAGTCATCACCTCGGGTACTTGCTCAAACTGGTTGGAGGGTATATTCCCGCTTGATCCATAAGTTAAATAATACTGACCCTTGATCAGTGAGCCTATACTGGGTTTCTTACCGAACTGCCCATCACCAAATACCAAATAGGGAGTAAGAGTAGTATCCAATTCTATTTTGTATACCTTATCTCCGGGACTTGAGTAAGCAAAAGTATCCACTAAAGTCCAAGCTTCTCCACCTACGATAAGTACCATAGAACCTTCTACGTACTTCTTGTCAGAAGGTAAATCTCCTAGAGTTATGATAGTATTGTGGGAGGTGTATGTACCCAGTTCTACTTCCTCTACAGCCTCTTTTTGAACTACTGGGACTTTATAAGTATATGTACCCTTTTCAATGGTTATATTGCGAGTAGTTATCCACTGCTTACCATCTTTTGAGTTGAATACAGTATTCTGGGGTACTTGTATATCTACAGGGAAAGGACTTCCATCTTGCATGTATACGGTTAAGTCTACTGAAGATGGGATAGCTGACTTTATATGATAATCAACTAACTTGGCATGTTTGTAGAGGGATGAATACCTTCTACAGGTTGGGAGGAAAGCCTCTCTTGCCATACCATCTATATAGTAATGTATCACTTCAGCAATACCTGCAAAGATTGAGAGTGTAAGGATAAATATATTACCTTCACTCATATCCGTTATCTCTGGAACCCTTTCATTCAGAGATTGAATAAGTTTGGCTTTTATGTCATTGTATGACCTCTGAAAGGGAGTAAGCCAAGGATTGCTAGTAGACATTTGTTGTTGAGTTGTTTAAGTTATATTGGAAATTTAATTCCTCTACTCTTTGGGAATTCTGTACCCGAAAATATATAAGGAGTCTTATAGACTCTTTAGTGGGTTTCAAAGCCAATACTTTTAAGGCCTTGATCCGAGGTTCCCAAGCTGCTATACCATCTTTTACAAAATTCTTAATCATGAGATTTAAAGCACTCACATTTGGCTCTTCTAAACATTCCCAAGTTCGAGAACCAAAGTCTTCTTGCCTAAACCTTTGACCTATTTGATAAGTTAGTATAGCGGTGATATTCTGCTTTATTAACCTGATATCACCATACAAAGGATACCAGCCAACTAAAGCCTTATATTCAATTACAGGAGGCTTACCGGGTATAGCCGGTTCTGCAGGGTAAGTGACTGTATATTCGGTATATAAATCCCTGATGAATATTTTTTGAGGCTCACCTAAGATTATATCTGAACTACCCGTTAAATATAGCTCATAGTTTTCACTACCCGGATCTTCATGAAGATTAAATGAGGATTTATAATGACATTTTCTATAGCTTAGATCTAGATCATCATAACTGTAATCGGGGCCAAATCCAAAATTCAACCGTTGATTACCGTAGCTTTCTCCCAAATCCCCCCTAGCGTTCACATATAAATCAAGCCTAATATCACCCTCTGAAGAAGTTATTTCAGGAACTGATATAAAGTTACTTACAGATAAAGTAGCTGAAGAGTTTTCTTCTTCTTCTAATTGGTATACTTCAAGGACTATAACCGGATTACCTTCATCTAAAGCTATGTGAGCTTTTGATCTACCGCTTGCTTCTAAGACATATACTAGCCCATTTGAATCGGTTAAACTGAGAGATGAATTTATGGTAGTTTCACCAAACCTTTCATAAAATAACTTAGCTACCCCAGATACCAACCCCGTAATAGTTTCTTCTCGCTCGGGTTTACCCGGTATATCTGGAGTACCGGGATCCACTACAATGGAGTCGGAGATGATATTACCATCTTTATCCCGTTTATATTCCAACCTTATGGGGAAATAAGGCCCACTACCAATTGTGTTGAGTTGATTATAGTTTGCCATTAGTTAGGTTGTTTAATTGTTTCACTCTCAATATCCTCCACCTGGGTTTCAGTTAATTGACTTCCAAACCAGGATGAAGCAGAGGCCTTTAAAGCAGCACCTCCGTCCTGAGGAGTGGGAGCCCAAGATGAGAATATCTGTTTAAGGTTATTGATATCCTGTTCGATTTTATTCAACCTTCCCACTACGGAATTAGATTCAGGAATACCAACTTTCCCCCCTTGCATTATAATGTTATTCGCATCGACGTTTATGTTGCCGTCTAGAGACTTAACAATTATATTTTGTTGGATTATTGCAGTTAATACTCCCGATTCACTTTCATCCAGTATAATCTTATTGCCCTTGGGTGTAATAAACCCAAGTACGTGAGGCTTATCCAATTCGGGAGGCATCTCTCCGATTGCCCAGCCATGATAAGACCAGAGGGGGTGTCTCGGGTCCCCGTTTTCAAATTCTATATATACTATAGAACCCTCACGAGGAGATAACCATTTGAATCCAGAACCGGGACCTCCTTGTTGATGTTTGGGATAGGCCCATACTTCTACACCCCTTAAGACACTCGGGAGATATACACATACCTTATTCTGAGAGTCAGGGTCGTCGGAAGTTATCACTATACCTCGATAAGTAGAGTAAAATCTACCGATTGACTCTATACCTCTCTGTTGAATCAATTCATATAGGTTCATGATTCTTTCGGACTTATATTCCTACCCACTTGAAAATCCACCCTTGAGTCTACTACCACTTCATAATCAGCGGGATTATCCCGATTATTCTGGTGTACAACAATTTGACGACCAGATCTTTGAGGATTCTCCTTTTCTCCCTCTTTCCAAGTCGAAGCTCGATACCTTGAGACCTCAGATTTGATCATACTTGGTATTTTCCAAGCACCCGTAGTATAGGATTCTTTAGCTATATCATGGGCTTTTTGGAATACCTCTTGGGTGTTTACTGAAGTGGATATACGGTTCAGTATTGAATTACGTGACTTCTTCTCAAAAGTGACCTCAGTGAAATATCCGCTAGTATCAAAGCTATGTTCAACTTCCTTAGCATACCAATCACCCGAGTATTTCTGACCGACATTCTTTATCTCGATAATCTGCGAAGACTGCATATCAGGGTTACCCACGAATTTAGCCTTAGCCTTAATTTGGCTATTTACAGATTCGATAATATCATTAGACATAAAGCTACCCATAGTCAGGAATAAGGGGTCGGATACTACCCGTACACCGGGTACTTGTATCTCAAGTTCCATTTCTACAAGTACTTTCTGCCCAGCTTGATAACCCCCAGGTGGGATTATTATGGTTTTATCGGACATTTTCTGTAATGCCCTGTACCCAGACTTCCAATTTATGGTATCATAGAAATTGTTATTCTGGCCCTGGGCATAAGCTTTGGTACCTCGGGTCGAATAGTCAACCGGGTCTAATAATACCCGTACTTTCCTTCGGATCACAAAGTTAGATACCTCATCAGGAGGCTGAGGTAATTTGGGCTTTTCCTCAGGCTTTACTTCTTCACCCGAGCTCACCTTTTGAGCATAACTCCTTAGAGCATTCTCGAATTTTTTAAGAGCATCCTGATAGTTCTTCCACTCGGCTTCTATCTGAGAATTATAGGCTCTAACTTCTTCGGTAGTTAAAGAAGGATTTGAAGCTAACTTTTGTTTAGCATCCGTTATAGAGTTATATACCGGAGGAGTCTTAGAAGGACGGTTTACCTGACGGCAGATAGAAGTATTGGGAGATACTGCCCTTTCAAATTTTGCCATCCGAGTAATATCCTGAGGTTGCCTCAATATTCCCGATTTATTTTCTTTGATGTAAGCATCAGGCTTACATGGATCATCATTAGTGGGTATACACTGAACTACTTCGGTTTCTACCGCTTTAGTATCAGGATCTACACTAGAAGCTTTACCAGCTTCTATACTCTGTACGTATTTAGTTTGTACCCTGAACTCTAAAAGTTCTCCCGTTTTGCCCGCAAAGGTATAAGCAAATACGGTTTTACCCGATTGCTTACCGTTATGTATCTCAATCTTATTGTCACGAGTATCCACAAAATTAGGGCCTCCTGACAAAGACTTAGCTATGCCCACCAATTGAGAATACTTGTTCAGAAATGTAGCTGAACCCACTATCACAGTACCTTCAGCAAAGGTAGTTGGTAGCAGCTTTAACTTATACCTATCGGGATCTTGAGAGGGTTTAGAGAGATTCTCGGGGGAGAGTTCAAGTAACTTTACTCCCACTAACCCGTCATCCAATTCCTCTGAATTCTGTATCCCTGTATAGCAAGGTAAGCAAGGCTTACTTTTCTCGTTGCTCTGTTTTGCCATCACACGGTTGATTATCGGTTATTGTTAGAGCTGTGCCCGCTTTCTCAGAGTAATCCATTATAACTAAAGGCATTTTACCCAGGGCTAATTCCTTGAATACATCAAGATACTCAGTCTTATTACCCACAAAAGTAGAGGGTTCAGCTTCAAGGAACATCTTTGCATCTGCAAATTCTATGGTAAACCTTACCCCCTCGGGTGTAAACTCTATCTGATGACTCTTCACATTGACTAGTCTCACAGGACCAGACTTGAAAGATCGATCACTGAATATCCATCCCCACTGTATTTTCAAAGGCATTTTGAACTGCAGAGAAGGATGGTCAACTATTCCCACAAAGTCAGTTACTATAGTGAACCTACCTTTGTCTCCTTTACCTTCAGTGTACTTGTAATTGAAGTTCTCAACTTCCATACCAATGGGGATATCATTGAACTCGTCCATAATAGGAGAGCCTGTCCCATCAAATATGGCAAGGTATGGAGTACCATTACCATTTAAGAGAATAGGTTTACTGTCCTCCATAGTTCGGTATAATTAACTCCATATCCGCGTGAACATCCTCGAAGGGGTTAAGGATATCATTAGCATCGGCAATTACTCCCCACATTCCAGAATCACCATAGTACCTGAAAGCAATGCTTTGGATGGTCTCCCCCTCGAGCACTGAATGAATTAAGTGATCCGAAGGTATTGCGGGTATATTCCTTTCCAAAGACACATCTCCATCGGGGAACTTTATTACATAGCTGTCCTCATAAGGACTTGTTCCTGGAATAGCTATCATAAGCTTAGATCATTTAATCCTTGACTATACACTTCGTCCATATCCTGAATGAAGTCCCTATCCGTATCATCCATAATTATACCCGGAGTTCTTATGAGTTTTTCGTTGGGTATAATCTCTTCCCAAGTTCTGTTGTTTTTAGTCACTCTCTTGAAGGTAAGAGTTTGAGTAGCATAGTTGGGAAGTAATTTAAGGTCAAAGGGTTGACTAACAGTACTAGTGATCCTCTGACCCGTATCCGGATCATTATCGTATCTCCTCCTCATGCGAGCCGCATTCTGGAAGTGAGTGAGTTCATATTGAGCTGAGGCTAATATGAAGAGATCGTCCTCAAATAGACCCGAGTTACCCCACTGTATCCTTAAAGTCGGAGGGGATGCAGAATAACCATCGGCTCGAGTCCATGATTCAAGTAATCTACACTTATTCACCACATCATCTCGATGTTCAGTATCTACTGAATACCAGGAGATATCGAAGGTTATTGTATCCTCTCCTCCCGTATAAAAATAGAAAGGATTATTACGACCCATGGATTTAACAGCGGCCCAAGTAGCAGTGGGTTCTACCCTTATACTATTAGGACGATTCTGAATCACCAAACTGACTGGAGGGGTACCATTTAAGTTAGCTATCACAATATCATTCTTTATGATATCAGATACTAATTGGTTAGCCATAGTATAATCTATAGCTTTTGACTTAACCAATTCCTCAGCGGATACTCCAGAAGTTCTAGCAACTACTTTGTTATTACTCCAAGGATCTTGGGATTGGGCCACTGAAAAAGACTTCTCTCGGGCATAGTGAGAATTAATGGCATCAGCTTTTTTAGCCTCAGTATTAGTTTCTCTTACCCCAGATTTAGCCATCGGAGAAGTAGTCCGATTTAAAAGTATAAGAGCCCT